CCTCGACGCGGCTGCCGTGCTGCCGTGCTGCCGTCCAGCCGCCTCGATAGACCGTCGCCTCCGTCGTCCAGCCGCCTCGACGCGGCTAACGTGCTGCCGTGCTACCGTGCTGCCGTCCAGCCGTCCAACCGCCTCCGTCGTCCAGCCGCGTCGAGGCGGCTGCCGTGCTGCCGTCCAGCCGTCCAGCCGTCCAGCCGCCTCGATAGACCGTCGCCTCCGTCGTCCAGCCGCCTCCGTCGTCCAGCCGCGTCGAGGCGGCTGACGTGCTGCCGTGCAGTCGTTTTAGTGCGGATTCGTTTGGTGCGACCTTTACGCGTTGATTTGAGTTGTACATAGAACGTGATATCAGCGCTGATACTGGATGAGACGCGTAGCGCTTAAGTGCGATTGGACGAGACGAATTGATACCGAATGAGAATATTCCATGTTCTGAATTTTCGCGTCGAACGTGGAATGAGCTTATGAGACTGATTGAGACTGGATGAGACGCGTTGCGCCGCGTCGCTTGTATATGCGACGAAGTGAGACGCTTCGGGTCCTTCCTCCTCGACGCGCGAACCGCGGGGGGCCGCTGACCCCGGCGGGCGAGAATTTTCGGAAATTTTTTCAGAATTTTTCAGGGGCAAACTTGTCAGTCGGACTGACGGGTTTCTGACGGGTTTCCTGACAAGTTTTTGAACGCGAGAAATGCCTGATTTTTCTATAGATTCACCCCCCCCCCCCCCCTCTCCTCCCTAAACTTGTCAGCCATTCGAGGGGGGTATACCCCCTCTTGAGATTTCGGGGATTCTGACCCTTCGGGTCGTAGGGGGTGTACCCCCTCTGACAAGTTGCCAAGTTTCGGGGTAAAATTGGCTAAGTCATTGTGCCGTCGAGGTTTTTTCTCCAGAAACCTGTCAGAAACCTGTCAGAATCCGGTTGAAACCTGTCAGATGTAGGTTCGGATCAACAAAAAACCCCGCCGAAGCGGGGCTTTGTCTATGATTTGCGTCTCAGATCATTCGTCTTCTGAGCGTGGTGGTATTTCTTCTTTGAACTTGTCTATAAATTTCTGCGTGGCCTGGAAGCAGTAAGGTTCGTCGCATAGTGGCTTCAACCATCCATCATTGTGCAGTACGGCGAAGGCTTCCCAAATGTAAGCATCCAAGATGGGCGATAGCAGGGTGTAATTTTCGACATAGATTTTGTATTCACTGGGATCATAATCATACCACCACATCTCATGAATGATGTCGTCCAGCAAAAGCTGTGCTGCACGACGTACACGATCCCGCTCACGTTTGATTTCTTCAATGCTCTTGAAGTGAACGTCCAACATCCAACCTGCAATGATCTCTTTGTCGTTCATCATTACTCACTCTCCTTCACTGCGAAATAAATCCACGTCTTCGGTCCTCGGCTGCCTTTGCTGAGTGACTTGACGACGTGGTAATCGGTCTCCAGGCGCGACAGCACTTCGTCACGTTCGCGTCGTGTGAAGTTTTTGAATTGCGTGTTGTGGCGGGAGAAGTCGCGCTCGGTCATACCTTCTCGACCTGCCTCACGGAGCATCCGATAAAGGATTTCGGCGACATCGGCGTACTTCGTCGTACCCAGGCGAATCTTGAAGATTTCGCCCATCTCAAAGGCGTAGTGGTACACGTAATCCCGCGCCCATTCGACGTGCTCGCGCTTAACACGGTCGCTTTCGCAGCTCAGCGCTACGATCAGCGACACGCGCATGATGATCTCGCGGGTGCGCTTGTAGAGGTTCTGGAGGCCGAATTCTTTCATTTTGCGGGAACGCTCCAGAAGCTCGACCTCAATCTCGTCTGTCAGCTCCCGTGCGCTCTCCGTGAAAGGTACGAGAATCGGCTTCGGTGCCTTCGTGGCATAGTCGATGGTGTCGAAATCATCCTCATCGGCCGAGGCATAGCTCATCTTCTGAATCCACTCGATAAGCTCCTCTGGCACCGGAGCGTCATAATCGATGTCCTTACGGCTCAACTGCTCGTCAACCGGCGTCTGAACGATAATGAAGCGGTTCAGGAAGCCGTCATTCACGTCGTTCAAGCCAAGAGCGCCATAGAAGTGGGTAGGTGCGCTCATTCCCAAGATTGAAAGAGCTGGTCTATCAATCAGGGCCTTCCGCATTTCCTCCACTTGTTGTTTGCTGAGGCCGTGCGTGCTGTAGGACTTGGGCGATATAGTTTCGTCCAATGCGCCGAATAGGCTCATTAGGAACGATTGCGCTTGCTCGTAGAGAGCGTTCCCCGCCTTGCGGTTTGAGCTTAAGTATCGGCCAAGCTCGTCGATGATCGCGATATGGCGAGGTCGGAACAACAACTCACCGGCAATGGCCGCTTCGCTGGTGTACTCGCGAGGCCCGACGAACTCGAATCGGTCGGCCTCCTTGAGCACCTTCATGATGACGCGGCGCGTATGCTCCTTACCGCATCCGGTTTCGCCGACGCAGACGAAATAAAGGGACGTGAAGTTGTTCCGGTCGGTGACGTAGTTCCGCCCGAGAACGACCGATCCAATGGCGAGCGCCGTCTGCACCGCGAACTGCGGCTGAGGCATAATCGCCGTGGCGTTGTAGTAATCGACGACGTGTTGCAGCTTGCCAGGGATGCTCAGCAGATGCTTCGGGATCTTCGCGAAGGGATCGGCATCTTTTGCGGACGTGCTCTTTGTCTCGGGGACATCGCCGATCAGCTCGTCTTCCGCGTCGATCTCCTCGAACCAGCGAATCACGTCGTCGTAATCGACGCTGTTCTGGCGCGCTCTGAAATCTTTAATCAGTGACCGGAGCGTGCGCGGGTTCGGATGATTCCGCTTGAAGCTCCGCCAGTCGGTGAGGTTTCGTTTCCGATTGTACTTCTCCGGTTGCCGCTTCGACCATTCGTCGAAAAGCGGCCATCCCTTCTCTGGCCCGAGCTGATGGTGAAGGGCCATTCCGACCTTGAGCCAATCGTCGCGAGACTCGGCCAAGTCCACCAGCTCGTCGAGCATTTCGCGAATCTCGTCTACATCAATGTCCTCGACAGGCTCTTTCGTCTCTGGATCGCGCTCGATCTCCTCATCGTCACCGAGCACTTCCTCAATCTGCTCGGCGTCGATAACGGGAATGCCCAGCTCCCAATCGGGCTCAATTACCCAGCGGTACCTCTTGCCCGAGGGGTGCTTGCTTGGCGGGCAGGCGACTTGCTTGCCGGTGCCGAACAGCTCGATCTCCCAACGGCGTGTCTTCTTGCCGTCGAGTTCGATCGTTTCTTCGCTCCTGGCGAGCTTTCGCGAGCGGAACGGCTTCTGTGTCGCGAAATAGACGTGCCGCGACTTGCCACCGGAGCCGCTTTGCACGGTCGGAAATCGTTTCCAGTTGATCCCGACGAACAGCTTTCTCAGCGTCTCGACCGCCTCGGCGAACGCTTCCTCGGGATCGTCAGAGTCGCGAATATCTATATCGATGACGTGCAGATAATTGCCGTCAACGAGCTTCGATGGCTTACCGAGGCGCACGCCGATATTAAAGCCCGTCTCCCACCAACGCTTGACCTGGGCGAAGTCAGGAATCGGAGCACTCGTCCAATCTGGTGCAACCGGCGCTTTCGAGCGTTTGCGGAGTTTGACGAAAGCGAAGCCCTCGCGGACCCCGCGCTTTAAGTCATCAAGCATAACGGAGGGTCCCCTTCTGAATTACGACTCGAATCAGCGATCAACCGAAGTCGATGAAGGGGTCCAATTTCTCCTTGGTCAGAGTTGAGCCTGGGAGGTTGATAAGTGCGTTCACCCGCTTCGACGGGATGCGGCCACGAATCGGCCACTGGCTTACAGCTTGACGCGAAATTCCGAGGGAAATTGCTATCTTTCTGAGGCTGATTGTACCGTTCTTTCTACGGTGCTTTGGAAGATTTTCCGTCAGCAAACGCAGCAATTCTTCATTCTTTTCCGGCATTTCCGAGTCCCACAAACCTAACGATCGCGAGGGACTCTACATCGTCACGCCCAAAGGGACAATACCTACTTGACGTGTCACTTAGAACGTGCTTTATAAGGGCCACGATCAACGAAGCGACGAGTTCTGGTGAAAAACGGGAGAACAGTGATGAGCCTTGAGGATCGCATCTCGGCACTAACCGAAGCCATTACGAAAAACAACGAACTTCTGAGTACGCTTATCAGCAAAGCGCAGGCTAAAGTTGAGGCTTCTGCCCCGAAGGCTGCTAAGGTTGAGGTTGAGGCCGAGGAGACCAAGGCAAAGGCCGACGATGCCGAGGAAGCACCTCGCCGTCGCGGTCGTAAGCCCAAGGCGGCCAAGATTCCGAGCGTTTCTGACATGAAGGATGCTGCTAAGGCGTATCTCGACGCGGCTGATGATGAGGACGACTACAAGGCCCGCCGCGCGACCATCAAGAAGATCGTCGAGAAGTTCGGGGTCGAGCGCTTTACCGAGATTGCCGAGGAGCATCGCGCTGAAGCCCTCGCCATGTTGAACGGTGAGGGTGACGGCGACGGAGAGGAGGAGGACGACGTAGTTTAATCGTCCCCGGCGATACTCCTCATTGCCACGATAAACGGGGAGTATCGTCACCTTGGCGGTGTCCTGCTAGCCCCACCACCTACCGAAGCCGGGGCACCGCCCGTAAGTCCCTCGGGTTTGGGCGAAGTTCCCGAGGGCCTTATGAAGTGGAGCGGGTGATAGAGGGGGTCCATCGCCCAGGTGTCTTTCCCAACCTGGGGGCGCTTATCGCCCGTGCGGCTCTTGCGGGGTGAGTCGCTTCGCGAAACCCGCTCCACGTCATAAGGCCCTCTCACAAGGAGAGAATGTGTGAAGGCGCACGCCCGTCTGTCGCCATCCGCGTCCTATCGCTGGCTCCGGTGCCCCGGTAGCGTGAACTTCCTTGAGAAAATCGAGGAAGATTTGACCGAGGGCACACATGCTGCTGAGGGGACGATCCTCCATTCCTTTTGTGAAGATGCCCTGAAAACAGGAAAGGACGCGTACTCCTACATCGGCGAGGTCCGCGAGCATGATGGCTACAAGCTAGAATTCGACGAAGAACTCGCCGAGATGATGCAGGAAGGGCTCGAATACATCGATTCGATCCCAGGTAAGCTATTCGTCGAGTATCGTGTTGACCTCAGCCGTTGGATGCCGGGGCAATTCGGCACTCTCGACGTTGGAATTTGCGGAAAACGGCTAATTACCATTTTCGATTGGAAATGGGGAATGCAGCCCGTTTCGCCGATAGAAAATACGCAGCTCATGTGCTATGCGCTGGGCTTTTGGGATAACGTCGCCCGAGAAATCACGGATGCCGAGAAATTCCGTCTGGTCATCTGGCAACCTAGAGCGCCCGGTGGCGGTGGTGAATGGGACGTTACTCTCGACGATCTCCTCGCCTTCGGAAAGAAGCTGAAAAAGAGCGCGGAAGCAACCTACGATAAGGACGCTCCGCGTATCCCCGGCCTTATCCAGTGTCAGTATTGCGAGGGCGCGAAAAGCTTGAAGTGCCCTGAGTACGTCGAATTCAACATGCGGATGGTTTTCGAGGATTTCGACGAACTCGACAAAGACATCGAGGATGATACCCCTCCAAGCCTTTCACCTACAGCTCTCACGCCAGAGCGTCGGAGCTATCTGCTTAAGCACCGACCGATGATCGATAAATTCTTCGATCGTCTCCAGGCGCAAGTCCTTGAGGATGCGCTTGCCGGTCGGCCGACGCCGGGTCTTAAGGCTGTGTACGGGCGCACGCCTCCCCGTAAATGGAAGGACCGTGAGGCGGCCGAAACGGCGCTCAGACGACTTCTCGGGAACGACGCCTATAATCTGAAACTCAAAACACCGACTCAAATTGAAAAGGAGCTGCCGCCGAAAATTTTCGCCAGATATGACCATTTAATCGAAAAAGGCTCGCCAAAGCCGGTGTTGGTTTCGGAGGACGACGCGAGACCACCAATCCCACCAATTACCGACCTTTTTGACGACTAAGAGTCACCTTTAACGTGTGGAGAAACGAGAAATGGCAAAGAAAGAGGACCCAGCTCGGGTGAAATTGAAGAATGTGCGGTTGTCCTTCGCACATCTTTTCCGTCCCCAAGCATTCGGGGATGGTGAGGGTGAACCGAAGTACAACTGCAATTTCTTGATTGATCCGAGCACCAAGGAAGGCAAGGCCAATCTTCGCGCCATCGAGGACGCGATCGAATACGTGAAAAAGGAGAAATGGCCGAAGGGTGCGCCCAAGCTCAGCGAGGGTAAGATCTGCCTCCGTGATGGGAACAACACGGAGTACGACGGCTACGAGGATATGATGTACGTGTCCGCGTCGAATGCCCGTCGTCCTCTCGTTCTGGATCGGGATAAGACTCCGCTTAATGAGGAGGATGGCGTGATTTATTCGGGCTGTTACGTTGACGCCATCATTCGCATTTGGGCGCAGGATAACAAGTACGGTAAGCGGATCAACGCTTCGCTTGAGGCTGTTCGTTTCCGCCGCGACGGTGAGGCGTTCGGTGCAGCTCCACCTGATCCCGATGAGTTCGATGATCTCGACGACGAGGATGAGGAGGATGAGGAGGATCGCCCGCGTCGAAAGCGCCGGGACGAAGATGAGGACGAAGACGATCGGCCTCGCCATCGTAAGAGTCGCGATGAGGACGATGAGGATGAGGACGATGATCGGCCTCGCCGTCGCAAGCGTCGGGACGAAGACGATGAGGACGATGAGGATGAGGACGATGAGGACCGGCCGTCTCGGAACAGTCGGGCTCGCAAGCGGCGCGACGACGATGATGTGGTCTGATTGATCCGAAAGTTACTTTACAGATCCCCGGCCTAGCGCCGGGGATTGCCGTCTAACGGGGGGGCTGAAATTGGTCGCCTACACGAAGGAAAAGATAACCTGGGTTCACGACATTGAGATTTATCGGAATTACCTTCTGATCGGCTTTAAGCGGGTCGATACAGGAAAGGTCGTTTCGTGGGAAGTCGTCGGATCAAAGGGGTACTTGAGCGACGACGATATTGATGAGATCCGCGAGTTCATGCGGAAGTATCGCACGGTCGGATTCAACACCCGGCATTTCGACCTTCCAATTCTCTATTCGGCTCTCTCCGGTCTCCGGGTTATCGACCTCAAGAAAATTGCCGATGATATAATACTAGGTGGCCGCAAGTCCTGGGATATTGAGCGGGACTACGGTATAGAAGTTCCGCTCAGGCTCGACCATATCGACCTCATCGAAGTTGCACCTGGAAAGGCCAGCCTCAAAATCTACAACGGCCGCCTTCACGGTAAGCGGATGCAGGACTTACCGATCGATCCTGACGCCGTGCTCACCGATGAGGAGATTGAGGTTGTATACGACTACTGGAAAAACGACCTAGACGCTACGATCCTTCTTTACAACAAGCTGAAAGAGCAGTTGGACCTCCGTGCTTCTATGAGCACCGAGTATCGTCAAGATTTGCGGTCCAAGTCAGACGCTCAGATCGCCGAGGCTGTGATCCGTAGTGAAGTTGGCAAGCTCCTTGGCGAGAAGCCGAAGCGTCCAGAGATTCCACCGGGGACCAGATATAGCTACATCGTGCCCGATTTCATCCGGTTCAAGCATCCAGATTTGCGCGATATTCTCGCGGAAATCGAGCGTTCATCGTTTCGGGTCGATAAAACCGGAAAAATCATAATGCCTCGCGCATTGGCCGATGCGAACATTAAGATCGGCAATGGGATTTATCGTATGGGTATCGGTGGCCTCCACAGCTCAGAGAAGTGTCAGGCCATCGTCGCAAGAGATGATCAAATTCTCGTAGACAGGGACGTTACCTCTTACTACCCCATGATTATCCTCCGCTTGGGGCTTTATCCGAAGCACATGGGTAAGGCATTTCTCAAGGTCTATCGGGAGATCGTGAATCGTCGCCTCAAAGCCAAGGCCGAGGGCAACACAGTCGTTGCGAACTCCCTGAAAATCACGATCAACGGATCGTTCGGCAAGTTTGGCTCGCCCTGGTCGGCCCTGTACTCGCCCGACCTTCTCATCAGGACCACCATCACCGGCCAACTGTCCCTCCTCATGTTCATCGAGCGCCTGGAGCGTGCCGGTATCCGCGTGGTGAGCGCCAACACGGATGGCATCGTGATGCTCTGCGATAGGAAGCATGAGCACGTGATGAGAGAGGTTGTGGAGGAATGGGAACACGACACAGGATTCGGGACTGAGGCGACGGAGTACAGCGCTCTCTACAGTCGTGATGTGAACAACTATATCGCAGTCAAGAAAGGTGGTGGGGTGAAGCTCAAGGGTGCTTATGCCAAAGCGGGCTTCATGAAAAACCCTCAGAACGAAATTTGCATTGACGCTGTAATTGCGCACATTACGGAGGGAAAGTCACTGTCGGCGACAATTCGCGAGTGTCGTGACATCACCAAGTTCGTGACGGTGCGGCAGGTTCAAGGTGGTGCGATTTGTGGTGCTGAGAAGTATTACCGGGATCGCTACGGCAAGCGTGGTCAGCTCTTGAAGCCCGAGGAAATACTTGACTTCTCGAATGCGCAGTATCTCGGCAAGGCGATTCGTTGGTATTATTCTACAAACGGCGAGATCGGAATTTTTTACAAGACTCCTAACAGATATGGAACTCACAACCTTGTGCCGAGGACGGAGGGGGCAAAACCTCTCATGGAGCTTCCTGACAAGTTCCCCGATGATGTGGATTACGGCTGGTATATCCGCGAGGCGCGCTCCATCCTTCAAGAGATCGGCTTTGAGGAGTCCTTAATTTGAACTATACGTCACTTTATACGTGAATTTAGCCGTTTATAGTGGCTGGGGGCTATAAATGCAGGAATCCTACATCGAGAACAAAGTTTGCGAGTGGGCGAAGAAAAACGGCTGGCTCGTTCGCAAGCTTCAATGGATCGGCAGAGAAGGAGCCCCTGATCGTCTGTTTCTAAAAGCGGGTCGTTTCGTTTTGATCGAGTTCAAGCGCCCAGGTCAAAAGCCTCGCCCTTCCCAGCGCCTCGAAATCAAGCGGCTCCGGCAATACGGCGCGACTGTCGCCGTGATCGACAATGTTGAGGATGGAATTGCCTTTTTGAACGATGAGTACGCCACTTCGTAAGCGCGGGGAACTGCGTAGCTATCAGCGGATCTTCGTCAATAAGATCAAGAAAATTCCAGGCATTATTCTCGCCCTACCGATGGGAGCGGGAAAAACGGCCACGACCCTCACGGCGGTCCTCGACCTTCTCGACGATAAGAAGGTCAAGAAAGTCTTGATCGTCGCGCCGCGCCTCGTGGCCGAGGCGACGTGGCCCGATGAGATCATGAGTTGGGAGCACACGAGTCTTCTGACGTGGACGCTTGTGCGGGCAACTGACGATGATGAGGACGTAATCAAGGCGCGGAAGGAAGCCTACGACACGGCTCGCGATCTTATCGGTATGGACGCCAGGGAGGCGCGGAATTGGGCTGGTAAGCGCGCGACAGTCTTCAAGAGCTGGAAACGCGCCAAGCTCGCTCGTAGCGATGCTGAGGTCCATATCATCAACAAAGAGGCGCTACCCTGGCTTTGGGAATTCTTCGGTCAAGGTAAGCACTGGCCTTACGACATGCTGATCGTCGATGAGGCCAGTATGTTCAAGAATGGTAAGATGCGTACGGCCAAGAAGGGCATTACCCGTTTCGGGGTCGCCGTCAAAGCTCGTAAGTATGCGAAGCGCGTCGTTCTTCTTACCGGCACCCCGGCACCCAAGGGTCTCCAGAATCTATGGGGTCTCGCCAAGGTCGCGGATGGCGGCGAGCGCCTTGGCTCCAGCAAGTATTGGTTCCTCCAGCGGTGGTTCATGAAGGATTATATGGGCTGGAATTGGGAGCCCAGGCCCAACGCTCAGACTGAGATCATGGAGCGCCTGAGCGACATCATGTTCTCACTGGAGGAGGGGGATTGCGTCGATCTCCCGCCGATCAACAACATAGAAGTGAAAGTTACTTTACCGAAGCGGGTCATGGATGAGTACCGCCGCTTTGAGAAGACTCTTGTCTCAGAGCTGTATGACGTGGAAGCCGTCAATCGCGGCGTGCTGCATATGAAGCTGTTGCAGTTCGCGAACGGCAGCATGTATCAGGAGGACGGCAAGGACGTTTGGATTCACGACGAGAAGTTGGAGGCCCTGGAAAATATCATCGATGAAGCCAACGGGGCTCCGGTACTCGTCGCCTACATGTTCAAATTTGACCTGGACCGCATCCGCAAACGATTCAAGCACGCTGTCGTGTTCGGCGAGGGTGACGTGCGGAAAACAAAGGAACGCTGGAATCGTGGAGAGATTCAGCTACTTCTCGCGCATCCTGCCTCGGTCGGTCACGGTCAGAATTTGCAGTACGGTGGGAATATCAGCGTTTGGTACGGCCTAACACCCGATCTTGAGTTGTACCTTCAGTTCAACAAGAGGCTCCATCGCTCGGGTCAGACCAAACCCGTATTCAATCATCACATCGTCGCTCGCGGAACATACGATGAGGACATTCTGCCGCTTTTAACGAAGCGTGATGTGACTCAGAACGAGATTATACGAAGCGTTAAGCTTAGGTTGTTGGAAAGACGAAGTGCTGGCTTGACAATTTAATATTGACACGTTCCGCCGTTTATGTCACCTTCAGCTTGTCATGGTTGCATGATGAGTGTCAGTGACGTGAAAGGGAGAATGCGGAACGATGGTTACAATCAGGGTCAAGGATGATGCGCCCCATGCTGCGTTCGCGCGGCGTCTAAATCAGGTCATCGAAGAGTCGGACCTGCTGCCGCCCTATAATCAGGGCCGGTACACCTGGATTTCCGAACAGCTCCGCAAACAGTTCGGCGTTGAGGTCACCCGCGAGACTGTGCGTAAGTGGGTATGGGGAGAGACAATCCCCAGGAACGAGAAGCTGAAAGCGCTCGCCAAGCTGTTCGATGTCGATGAGGGCTGGCTGGCATTCGGCATCACATCGGAAGTCAATAAAAAGGTGACTCCGAAAAAGATCCTCGCCGATAGTGGTGTGGTCAGCCTTGTTGCCGGTCTCATTCAGATGGACGGTGGCACCTGCGCTTTGCGCGAGGAGAAGGATAAGAACGATTTCGTCGATCTCTACGCCATCGTCGATCGGCGGCAGCGTATGATCTCTGTGTGTCTCGGCGTTGAGGTTGCACCGGGGAAGTTCAAATTCTCGGTTCCAAATGAGTATGAGCAGTGCGTCAATATCGGCGTCGTGAGAACGGGCTTTGCGAGCTTTGACCTTCTCCTCCTGTCTCATGCTCAGATCAAGAGCTACGGCGATCGCCTTGGGCCACATGTCGATGTAACAGCGACAAAGCGCGAGAAGGGATGGATGATTGGGCGCACGCCCGTCCATCTCATCACCGATTTCAACGCCGACCTGTCGCGGGAGGGGTGAACTTCACGCCTTGATGGTATATTTGATGGTATCACAATTTCGGTCATTTGAAATTACTCAGGAGTTTCAACGTGTTAGAGAGAATTCAAGAGTCCCCTACGGGGCGCCAGTTTGGCATCTCAGGCCATCTCCCACCATCTCAGGCCGTCTCACAAGTTACTGAAAATCAACGAAAATCCCTGATACGTCGTCTCAGGGCGTCTCAGCGCGTCTCCGTGCAGCGCAAAAATTTGATGGTATTTTTGATGGTATCGGGAGGTGGGTCATGGCGCTGACCGACACGCGAATTCGCACCGCCAAGCCGGGGAACAAGGCGTACAAGATCAGCGATGCCAACTGGCTCTATCTGGTCGTTCATCCAAGTGGTTCGAAGCTGTGGCGGATGAACTACCGCTTCCTCGGCAAGCAAAAGACGCTCGCGATCGGAGCTTACCCCGAGATCAGTCTACAGGAGGCCCGCGAGAGGGTTGCTGAGGCCCGCAAGTTGTTGGCTCAAGGCATTGATCCTTCAGAGCACAAGAAGGACCAGATACGCGCCGCAAAGCTGGCTTCGGGGCAGACCTTCAAGGCGCTCGCCAAGGAGTTCCTGGTCAAGTGCGAGAAGAAGGGCTATGCCGAGGCGACCTTGGACAAGAAGAAGTGGATTCTGAACGATCTTGTCATCCCCGTCATAGGGCATCGTCCTATCGCGGAGATACGACCTGCCGAGATCCTAGAACTCCTGGCAGACATAGAGGCCAGTGGTCGGCTTGAGACAGCGAAGCGGGTACGGCAGACAATTGGGGCGGTGTTCCGTTTGGCTGCTCTCACAGACCGTGCCCCCGGCGATCCAACGCCCGTGCTTAGGGGACAGATCAAGCCGCCGAAGGTGACAAACTATCCGGCTATTGTTCGCCCTGACGAGTTTGGCGAGCTGATGCGGCGCATCTCCACCATTCGGAGTACCATCATACGTCTCGCTCTGGAGTTTCAGGCGTTCACGTTCGTTCGGCCTGTGGAGTTGCGCTTTGCCACCTGGGACGAAATCGACCTCGAAACGTCTGTTTGGAGCATCCCGGCTGAACGCATGAAGATGCGGCGGCCTCACGATGTTCCGCTGGTTCCAGCAACTCGGCAGATTTTGAGGGAGGTTCGTAAGTACACTGGTAGGTCACACGGCTTCATTTTCCACTCGCCGCAGAACCCCAACAAACCCATATCGGAGAATACCCTAAACAAGAATCTATGGGCGTTGGGCTACAAGGGACGACACTGCTCTCATGGGTTCCGATCCAGTGCCTCGACACTACTCAACGAGAGCAAGAAGTACGACAAGGATGTGATCGAGTTTCAGCTCGCACACCTTGAGAAGAATCAAGTGCGTCGTGCCTACAATCGCGCTGAGTATTGGGAACAGCGCGTACAGTTGATGCATGATTGGGCCAACATGATAATGGAGTTGCGCGGCACGTGAAACGTGACTATAACCGTCTCACGATACAACTTGAGACGGTATGAGTTTCATCGTGCAGTCTATAGACGACATTAGACTTCTTCGGGTCGAACAGGTGCTAGAGGTCGTCCCTGTCAGCAGGGCGACACTCTATCGAATGATAAAGCAGGGGGAGTTCCCGGCACCGATCCACATCGGCTCCCTGTCGGTGTGGCCCTATTCCGAAGTCCAGAATTGGGTCAGCCGCGTGAAGCGGCGATGTAAGCCGTTCCGAGCAGATGATGGAGAGGAGGACATCATCTGATGCGGTTCGGATATGACGATGATGACCTGATCGGCGATGTCCCTGATGAGGAGCAAGACGAGCGGATCAGCCTCCGTACGTCTGACGTTCACTCCGTCCTCGGTGGCGTTTCTGTGCCCTGGCTGATGAAAGCCTTCCGCATGGGGCGTCAAACTGTTGAGCGCAAGCTCGCGGGGTGTCGTCCGATCGGCCAAGGTAAGCACGGCACGCCGCTTTATGACTTGCCCGAGGCGGCAGCCTATCTGGTGAAGCCTCGCGCCACCATTGAACAGCTACTCGCGAGCCTCAAGCCTGACGAGTTGCCCGAGAAGCTGCGTGAGGCGTACTGGAATGCCAAGCTCAAGCAACAGCGTTACGAGGAACGCGCGGGCCACCTGTGGCGCACAGACCGGGTGATCGCTCTGTTCTCAGAGGTCCTACAGGAAATCCGGGTCAAGTTGCAGATCATTCCCGATCGTGTGGATCGTGAGACGGGCCTAACATCTCAGCAGTTAAAGTCACTTTCGAGGATCGTCGATGAGGTTCAGGACGACATCTATCAGTACATCCTGAGCCTCAAGGATCGGAGCTACACGCCGAATCAGTTGGGTGAGGAATCCGAGGAAGTTGAGGATTTCGTGTGATGCTGCGTTACAGTTCCCTTGAGGAAATGCTCGTGGCCACAGCCGAGGCGATCCGTCCACCGGAGCGCCTGACGGTTCCCGAGGCCGCCGAGAAATATCGCAAGCTCAACAACCCTGGCTCCTACGTCGGACCATGGGATAACAGCATCGCGCCCTACCTGACGGAAATCATGGGTGAGCTGACTTCGCACGAGTTCACCGGGCTCATCTTCGCTGGACCCGCGCGATGTGGCAAATCGGACCTGTTCTTCAATTGGTTAACGCACACCGCCATCTGCGATCCCGCCGACATGTTGCTAGTCCACATGACGCAGGGGACAGCGCGTGACTGGTCGATCGGTGATCTCCGACGTGCCTTTCGCCACTCGCCCGCGCTTGGTGAGAAAGTGATCCCTGGTCGGCACAATATGAACGTTCATGACATCCGCTTCCTGAGCGGTATGCGACTGCTCGTGAAATGGCCGACGATTACCGAGCTTTCGGGAAAGACCGTGCCACGCGTGTGGCTCATGGACTATGATCGGATGCCCCAGGACGTTGATAAGGAAGGGCCTCCGTTCGATCTTGGGCGAAAGCGAACGCAGACCTTTGGTCGCTACGGAATGACCGTCGCGGAGTCCTCGCCCGGTTACGAGATCGAAAATCCCCGTTGGGTGCCGTCAACACCGCACGAGGCTCCGCCGACGCAGGGAATTCTCGCGCTCTACAATCGCGGCGATCGTCGGCGATGGTATTGGCGTTGCGCCGGTTGCAAGAAGCCCTTCGAGGGCGACTTCAAGCTCCTCCGGTGGCCAGACAGCAAGGATCACCTGGAGGCAGCGGAGGCAGCGACCCTGGAATGCCCACACTGCGGATTCCAGCACACGCATGATGCTGGCCCAGGTCAGCCTGGGAAGCACGAACTCAATCTCAACGGTCGTTGGATCAAAGACGGTCAGTCCTGGGATGACGACGGCAAGATCGTCGGCACACCCATTGTGCGTTCCGACATCGCGAGCTTCTGGCTCAAAGGTACCGCTGCGGCCTTTACGACTTGGAAGGACCTTGTTTTCAAGTATCTCAAGGCCACGGAGGAATTCGAGCGCACTGGTGATGCCGCCGCGCTCAAGGCCACCATCAATACAGATCAAGGGCTGCCTTTCCTACCGCCGTCTATCGCAGGTGAGCGGCTGCCCGAGGACTTGAAGGCTCGGGCGCGTGATCTCGGCCATCGCGTCGTTCCCGAGGGCGTGCGTTTTCTCATTGCCACCATCGACGTGCAAAAGAACTCCTTCGTCGTGCAAGTTCACGGTTTTTCCCCCGGCAATGACATCACGATCATCGACCGTTTCAGCATCAAGAAGTCGAAGCGCCACGATGAGGACCATCCCGAGTTGGCGCTTTGGGTAAGCCCTGGCACACATCTTGAAGACTGGCAATTGCTGGTCGAGGAAGTGATTGAGCGCACGTATCCGCTGGACGACGGCAGCGGGCGGCACATGGCTATACGCGCCATCGGTTGTGACTCAGGCGGTCGTGAGGGCGTCACGGCCAACGCGTACAATTTCTGGCGTTGGCTTAAGAATGACCATCCAGCTAATCACCATCGGCGTTTCCAGCTTATCAAGGGTATCCCCAATCTCAACGCGCCGCGCGTCAAGATCGCTTATCCCGATTCCGATCGACGCGACCGGCGTGCGGCAGCTCGCGGCGAGGTTCCGGTCCTTGAGATCAATGTCAATTTGATTAAGGACCAAGTATTTCAGATGCTCGGTCGCGATGAACCGGGCGGTGGAATGGTCAATTTTCCAGACTGGCTTGATGACTGGTTCTATTCGGAACTCACGGCCGAAACGCGTAACTCAAAAGGTATTTGGGAAAATCCCAAGAAGCTCCGAAACGAGGCGTGGGACCTGCTGTGCTACGCGATCGCAATTGCGCTGCATCCGAAATTCGCAGGGATTGAAAAGATCGATTGGGATGATCCGCCGAGATGGGCGCGCGATTGGAACGAGAACGATCTCGTATTCTTGCCCGAGGAACAAGAGCGCCCGTTCGTTGAGAAATCGAATGCTGAATACGATCTTCGCGAGCTGGGTTCTCTATTGGCGTAAGTGTCACTTAAAACTTGTATCTTGTCATGAAACGTGATAATCGCACGATGACAGAGGAGTGGGTTGAAAGATGACACCGGAACAATGCGATGCCTTGCGCCAGCGTCTTTCTCGCGCTGAGCAGGCATACGAAGACTTGATGATTGGCAAGTCGATCCGGGTGCTTGTCGATCAATCCGGTGAGCGTGTCGAATTTACGCCTGCTAACGCCAACAAGTTGGCAGCGTATATTGAGCAGTTGCGTTCGCAGATTGCGGATCACTGCGGCGGCAAGAAGACGGTTTCGGGGCCACTGAGGTTCTTGTTTTGAAAAGCTACCTCGCACACGACGCAGAGATGCAACGGTTACTTGGTCTCGACGACCAAGTGAAAGCGCCCGCGTCGGTTGAAGTTCTCCCGGCCGACGCGGGCGCACAACCCCTTGCCGTTGCCGGTGGTGCTTACGAGAGCGCGAGCCTATTCGACCGCGAGGTTGCCCTTTGGCAGCCTTCGATGGGCTCAGCCGACCAAGATATTTTGCCCGAGAAAGAAATTCTCGACGCTCGGGCTCGGGACACCGTTCGGAATGATGCCTACGTTCGCGCTGGAGTTGATGTTCACAAGGATAACATCGTCGGCGCGATGTACCTACTCAATTCCAAGCCCGCATATGAAGTGCTCGGGCTTGATGAGGTGTGGGCAGAGGAATTCCAGAAGGAAGTTGAGACCAAATTCACGCTATGGGCCGAGAGCATCAGCAATTGGCCTGATGCTTCCCGTGTAAATAACTTTACAGGTCTTATCCGTCTCGCAGTCGGCATGGAGCTGATGGTCGGCGAGGTTTTGGCCGTTGCCGAATGGATCAACGATCCGATCCGTCCGTACAAAACGGCCATTCAGATGATTGATCCCGACCGCCTGGGCAATCCCCCGTTTGTGCGGGAAACTCCGCGCCTTCGTGGTGGCATTCATCGTGACAAGCGCGGGGCTCCGCTCGGGTACTGGATTCGCAAGGCGCACCCGCAAGACTGGACCGATCTCAGCGCTTATCAATGGCGGTATGTTCCGGCGCGTAAGCCCTGGGGTCGTCAACAGGTCATTCATATCTACGAGCAATTTCGTCCCGATCAGTCGCGGGGCGTTTCTGCAATGGTTTCCGCGCTCAAGGAGACGCGCATTGCTCGCAAGTTCCGTGATGTCGTCTTGCAGAACGCCGTCGTCAATGCGACCTACGCGGCTTCCATCGAGTCCGATCTGCCGACTGCTGAGGTTTTCGCGGCGCTCGGTGCCGGTAAGGGTGATGACGATTTCGGTACACTCATTACGAAATACGTCGGCGGCTATCTCGGGGCGCTGAAAAATTACCTCGCGGATGCCAAGCACGTCACGCTTAACGGCATACGCATCCCGCACTTTTTCCCTGGTACGAAGCTTCAACTTCGGCCTGCGGGTCAGGGCGGCCCGCTCGGAACCGATTTCGAGGCTTCGCTTCTGCGCTACATCGCGGCGAATCTCGGGATTAGCTACGAGCAGCTTTCACGCGACTATTCCAAGGTCAATTACAGCTCGACCAAGGCCGCCTTGAACGAGACGTATAAGGGTATGCAGGCGCGTAAGCGTCATACCGCCGATACCTTAGCCACACACATTTACATGCTGTGGTTGGAGGAAGCCTTTGCTAACGGAGACATTGAAAGCCTTCCGCGCAATGCCCCCAATTTTTGGGAAGGACTCAATCGCGAGGCTTACGGCCGTTGTGAATGGATTGGCGCGTCTCGCGGTCAGATCGACGAGCTGAAAGAGACGCAGGCCGCCGTGCTCAGGATCAAGTATGGCCTTTCGACTCGTGAAGAGGAGTTGGGCCGTTTGGGCAAGGATTGGCGGCGCGTATTCGAGCAAGTTCAGCGCGAGCAGGATGAGGCCAAGCGGCGCGGACTCGTGTTTACCGAGAGCGACAACATGATGAATGCTGCCAGCGGCGCTCCGCGCGAGAAAGAGGGCGACACTGACGTGAATGAGAGGGATGACACCGATGAATGAGGCATTGATCGCCCGCTTCGCCGATTCTCTCTTGCTTGTCTCGGCGGCACATCAACGGCTTTTTGAGGGGCACATTAAAGCTCTCGGGAATTTCGAGGATTGCCAGCGCCTCATGGCTGCCGCCCAAGATGAGGATGACGATTTTTGGCCTGATGAGGGTGACTGGCGTACTTACCACCGTCCTTACGTTGTGAAGGGCGGCATTCTGCAAATTCCCATTCAGGGCGTTCTGCTGCACGATTTCCCCTGGTTCGTTCGCGGTCTGGCGACAGGCTACGAATACATTCGACGCGCGTTTGAACGCGGAATGGCCGATGACGATGTTCGCGCAATCGCGCTTCTTATCAACTCCCCTGGTGGCGAGGTTGCCGGTAATTTCGATCTCGTCGATAAGATGTACGCGGCGCGCGGAAAGAAGCCTGTGAGGGCATTTGCGCATGAATATGCCTATTCGGCGGCTTATTCTATTGCCTCGGTGGCGGATCACATTGCTGTTTCTCGCACGGGCGGAGTTGGCTCAATCGGCGTCGTGATGGCGCACGTCGATATGAGTAAAGCTCTCGATCAGGCTGGTTTCAAAATTACTTTCATCTCGGCTCCCGAGGGCGGCCATAAGACGGATGGCAACCCATTTGAGCCGTTGAAACCGGAAGTGAGGTCTCGTCTGCAAAAGAGGGCAAACGAGCTTTATGACCTTTTCGTGGCGACTGTCGCCCGAAACCGCAGCATGGATGAAAAAGCCATTCGGGATACGAAGGCTTTGACATTCTCTGCGGCAGAAGCCGTGTCGATCGCGTTGGCCGACTCTATTGGCCCTCTCGACGACGCGTTGGCAGCGTATGCAGCCGAGCTTTTTGGAGCAAATGGAGAGGTTGACATGACGACGAAGGAAAAGGACAACGCGGCTGCTGTCCAAGCCGCGCGTGATGAGGGTTACGAGGTGGGCTACGCCGAGGGTTACAAGGCGGGCTACGCCAAGGGCGAGGATGCTGGCATCGCGGAGGGTGCCAAGGCTGAGCGCGAGCGCATTAACGCGATTATCTCCTCTGAGGAAGGAAAGGCTCATCCGAAGGCCGCTCTTTCCGCTGCCCTCAAGACGGATATGACGGTCGATCAGGCTCGTGCGTTCCTCGCTGATCTGCCCGAGGAAAAGGTTCAGGTCGCAGCTCAGGTTCCGGTTCAGGCGTCTGCCGACAATAAGCAGAAGTTCGACGCTGCCATGAATCAGGACCGGCCCGATGTGGGGTCTGACGTTGAGGCCAGCAAGGACGACGATCCTATTGCGCTGGCGCGGGCGTTTGGCCTCCAAGGGTTTTGATTTTAGCTGCGCGTCACGTTAAACGGGCCGTGGCAAGGCTAACGCAATAGATTTGAGGATGCGACAATGGCTGACGTGAAAATTCCCTACCCCGAGGCGGGGCTCGCGGCCTTCGAGGCTTTGGATAGCTACGAGGCAGGGCTGCTGATTTCTGGCAACTGGCCTCCGCTTTCTCCAGGTTATCCGTTGGAGGTTAAGGCTGACGAGGAGCTGCCGCAGTTCGCCGTGGTCGGGCTCGATTCTGACGGCAAGCTCGTGATGGCGACTTATGACGACGATCCTAGTGCCGCCATCAAGCCGATCGGCATTTGCACCCAGGCGGTCAAGGGCGATTCCGGTGGCGGTACGACGGTGCCGGTCATCTACTCAGGCTGCTTCAATCCCGACATGCTCGTTTGGGACGACTCGTTCGACACCGACGAAAAGAAGCTCAACGCCTTCGTCGGATCGCCGACTCCGACACAGATCGTACTCCGTAAGCGCGGGTGAGAAAGCTGCCGTCACCGTTCAGGTGGCGGCGTTTGATTGGCCACATTCGAGATTGAGGGTGAAAAGCGATGGCGAACAGCAACCCCTACGAGGTTTGGGATACCCGTAAGAGCCTCGGCGTTTTCCGCGATTTGAAGCCGACGCCGAGCTATTGGCGGCAATTTTTCCCCAATAGCATCACGAGCACGGACGAGTGGATCGATTTCGAGAAGCTGCCCGCCCAGGTGCGCAAGCTCGCTCCGTTCGTGCGGCCGCTTGGTGCCGGTAAGCCGATCTATCAGGACAGTTCGACCGGCTTCCGGTTTAAGCCAGCGTACATCAAGGTCAAGGATGCGATCGATCCGCTCGCTCCGCTCGTGAAGCGGCCGGGTGTTGATCGCTCCATGCTCAATGAGGCTGACCTCACGCCGATGCAGCGCCGCGAGTTGCTGCGTCTCGCGATGACTCAGCAACACGTTGCGTCGATCGAGCGTCGTTGGGAGTGGATGTGCGCTCGCGCCATTATTGACGGCAAGGTCACGATTGAGGGCGAGGAATATCCTGCCGTTGAGTTGGATTTCCGCCGTGCTTCCAATCATACGATCGTCAAGTCCACGCAGGGCACCTACTGGGGTGACGAGGGTGTGAGCATCTTCGATGAACTCCAGACGTGGATCGATCGGATGTTCAATGCCCCGTTCGGAGGCTTCCCAACTCGGTTGACGATTGGATCGAAGGTCTGGAAGGTTTTCCGTAAGGACCCTGAGATTCAGAAGCACATGGACATGACAGTTCGCGAACCTCGCGCAACCGTCGAACGCGGTCTGATCTCGCCCGAAAAGGTCGTCAAGGTTGGTGAACTGATCGTCGGTGGTTCCTCTGGCGCGGCTATCGAGGTCTATCTCTACAGCGACACCTACGTTGATGAGAAAGGCGTTGAGCGGCCGTTCCTTGAGCCAACTGACATCGTGCTCACGGCAAGCCCCGATCAGATCATGGGCTACCAGTGCTTCGGCGCGATCATTGATCCGTACTCGCGGTATCAGGCCATGCCGATTTTCCCGCGCAACTGGATCGAGCAAGGCGATCCTGCCGTCGAGTACATGATGCACCAGAGCGCGCCGCTCATGGTGCCGGTCAATCCGAACGCTACGCTTAAGGCGACGGTCGTTCCGTCGAACTGAGCGTGCGTCTGACGGTTTCCGTCAGAACCTTCAAGAGCTGGCGACCATTCCGGTCGCCAGCCCATCCCAAAGGGAGACACCAATGAAGTTGATTGCCATTCATGAGATCGAATACTGCCTAAACAGGAAGCGGCACGCCGCGCGCCCTGGTCACCTTTTCGAGGTTGATGATGAGACTGGTGCGCGTCTCAAGAAGATGGGTGCTGCCCGCGATCCAGATGATGCCGAGCTGGCTCTTGAGGCCCTTCGCGCCGGTAAGATCCAGATCTCAAAGGATACCAAGGTTGAAAAGGAAGGCGAGGAGCAGCCGAAGCGTCGTGGCCGTCGTCGCGCCGAGGAAGGTGACGACTCCAACAAGGATGATGACGTGGTGTAATGGGGCCTTTTAGGCAACATATCCGCGAGGCGCGTCGGGCACTTCATGACTACATGAGTGTCCCGGCGCTCTGCTTTAATTGGCCCTTGCCAGACGGTGAGGAGCCGAAGCGGGTTTCTGTGCGAATTCACGACAAAATCACCATCGTCGGCGACCTCAAGGGAACGAATTTCCATTACGCCGAGAGATACGATTACGTCCCACGCGCCATTTTCATGCGGGATGAAATTACTCCGCAAAGAAAGATGATCCTCACTGTTGAGCCGGGAATTGCCTACCGGATCGACAGTGTTGAACCGCCAGATGAAATTACGATCACGGCGAATCTGACGCGTATTCGTCCAGAGGAAACGGTCGGAATGCCCTTCCCCGAGAATGATTAAGGATTACGTTATATTCATTGAGGGATTAAGCGATCTCGGGGACCTTCGTGAACTCAAGCCCGAGATCCTGAAAGCGGCGTCGATGGCCGTCAACAAGGCCGCCGACAGGGCTAGGGTTCGCGCCGCAAAGGAAATGCGGCGGCAAGTCAATTTCCCGGCACGCTACCTGGAGGGTCAAAACAGTCGTCTGCGCGTGACGAAACGCGCGAAGCCTGATGACCCGGTTGCCATCATCACGGGTCGCAGGCGACCGACATCTCTCGCCCGTTTCGCGACGGGCTCTCGCAAGGGCCGTGGAGGCGGCGTCTATGTCACCGTCAAACCGGGTCGTAGCCGCTTCATTGGTCGCTCGTTTCTCATGCCCCTGCGCGCAGGTCGCGACGAATTGGGCAACGTTGGTCTCGCTGTTCGTACCAAGCGCGGGGCTCGGCCGAGGAATGCCTACAAGCCGGTGAAAATCGCCGAGGGGTTGTGGCTGCTCTACGGCCCGAGCGTCGATCAGGTTTTCAAGACTGTGCGTGAGGACATCGCGCCAGATACGCAGGAATTCCTTGCTCGGGAATTCGCGCGATTACTCAATCTCGACATCGTGAGGTAGTTATGAAAGTTCCTTTCAGGTTGCGCGTCCTTCGGGCGCTCACGGAGGTTATCGAGGGTGTAAACCCCGATAATGGCTATGAGAACGATCTTCGCGGCAAGGTGTTTCGCGGTCGGGCGGTTTACGACGACAACGACCCTCTACCGATGGTGTCGATCATGGAGCCTCCCATTCCCCTGGAGGTTATGCTTTCTCGGGAATCCAATCCCAATTCTACCGGCGATTGGGAATTGCTCATTCAGGGCTTCGTTCCCGATGATCCCGCTAATCCGAGCGATCCAGCGCATATTCTGATGGCCGAGGTCAAGTCGGTTCTCGCGAAGGAAAAGAAGCGGGATCGTGGTCGCAATATCTTCGGTATCGGCTACGGAAGCGGCGGCAGTGCCATTGTCGATATGGAGATCGGACAAGGCTCTGTGCGCCCAGGCGATGATACGTCCGCGTATACGTTTTTCTGGCTTACACTCACGCTCAAGCTATCCGAGAATTTGGAGGACCCTTACGCGTAAGACTTGGCAAGATTGTCACTTTTGAGGTATTAAAGCACGCGCAACGTGCGTTGCAGCCTAGCTAGGAGATGGTGAAATGGCGAACAACTACACCCTTGGTCGTGGCGAGCTGTGGTTCGCGAAGTACAAGCCTGGAACTCAGGAGCCCGGTGGCGAGCGCTATTTCGGGAATACCCCTGAAATTAACTTTACAATCGAATCCGAGACGCTGGACCACTTCAACAGCGACCGTGGAATCAATGAAAAGGACGCGTCGATCGTTCTTTCGACGAATCGCACCGGCTCGTTCATCACGGATAACATCGATCCGCACAACATCGCGCTGTTCTTCCTTGGCAGCGTGTCGAATTTCACCGAGGCGGGCGGAAGTGTGAGCGATGAGGAGATCGCCGACGTTGAGCCCGGTCTCACCTATCAGCTTGGCATGAGCCCGACAAACCCGGTCGGTGCTTTCGATCTCGACGAGAGCGATCCTGTTGAGGTCAAGGATGATACGACCCCCGATCCGAACGTGTATGTGGCGGGAACCGATTATACGATCGATTACAGGCTCGGTCGTCTGACGATCCTTGAAGGCGGTTCGATCACCAAGGGTAAGAAACTACTCGTAAGCTACAAGACGAAGGCGGGCACGCGTCCTCGCATTATCTCGGGTTCGTCGGCCATTGAGGGTGCGCTCCGCTACATCGAGTACAACCCGGTCGGTAAGAACAAAATCTGGTACATGCCTTACGTAAAAGTCAGCCCGAACGGCGACTACGCGCTCAAGGGTGACGAGTGGCAACAGATTCCGTTCTCGCTCGAAATTCTCAAGAAGTCGAACATGGAGGCCATCTACATCGATGGTCAGCCGCTCGCGGTTTAATCGCGAGTTTCCGGTTAGACACTAAGGGAGAACCGTAATGAGTCTGAAAGATTTGAAGCTCCCCCATGAGGAAGTTAAGGTTCCTGGCGGCGACAAGTTCGCCGTCAGGGGCCTTTCGCTCGCGGACATCATGAGTATTGTCCGCAAGCACCGTGCGACCGTTTCGGCACTGTTCGATCGGTACGCGAGCGTCATTGAGGGGCAAGGGGTCAGCGAGGTCGGTCGTGAGCTTTTGGAGGCGGCTCCTGACGTTGCTGCCGACGTGATCGCTCACGCGAGCGGTGATCCCGATGCTGCCGATGTCGCGGCTCGCCTTCCGTTTCCCGTTCAGCTTGATGCAATCGAGAAAATCGGGAGGCTGACCTTTGAGGCGGAGGGCGGCCCAAAAAAAGTGTTGGAGACCGTCATCAGGGTGCTCCAGGGCACGACAAACTTCATGGCCGACCTCCGAAGCTCGACGAGTGGCTTGCCGGAATTCGAGCCCAGGTAAGCCTGTTACTCGATCATGGCCATCCTCATGCTTGGAATTACCCAATCGGGATGGTTTTCGTCGAAGCGCAATTCGTCGAGAAGCGGCTTAATCAGCTTGAAGTGACCCGAGCCCTCCTTTTGCAGATGGCGGTCTCGTCACTTTTCTCGAAAAAGGGTGCGAATCACTTCGCAAAGTACATCAAGCAATTGAGCGAGTAGACTAGCCCTTGTGTCACGTTTATGGTAACACTGCCCCAATAACGTGACACAAGGGACGTTTCCGATATGGCCGCCGATAAGGACGTAAGGCTCGTCATTAAGGCGCGGAACGAAGCCACCAAAGCGATCGATTCTGTCGCCGACGCCCTCAAACAGCTTTCTGAGAGCCAGAAGAAAACCGGCCAAAGCGCAAAGCAGATGGAATCTCTGCTTAGCGCCCTCGGGGCAGAATTCCAGAGGCTTACCAAGGAAGCTGCCGCGCTCAGCGCGCTTGGCAGGATTTCGTCTGAGCTGGATAGGGCCACGGCGGCCGTAAAGCGTCTTGAGGAAGCGGCGCGCAGCAGCTCGGCCGATTTCGAGCGTTTGAAGGCCGATACCGACCAAGCTGCCTCGGCCACCGCGCGTCTCAAGGCCCAAGCCGAGGCGCTGACGAATGCCTATAATCAGCAAAAGGCTGCCGTTCGCGAGGCCCGTAAAGAGCAGTCGGCAGCTAACGATGAGCTGAGGAAGGCCGAGGCACTACAACGGCGCGTTGAGGCGGCAGCGCGTCGTCACACGTCGCAGTCTCCTTGGTCGAATGCGGCTGAGTCTGCCAAGGTATTTGCAGCGGCAGAAGTTACGCGGGCCAGACAGAACGCCGAGAGGGCATCGGCGGCATTTGCACGCCTTCGTGATGAGCAAGATGCCCTGGCGCGCAGCCGCGCTGACCTCAATCAGCAGATCAAGGCGGCCGTCGCCGCTGAAATGCAGCTCGCGGCCGAGGCTGAGAAGGCGGCGCAAGCGAATCGTAAGAACCAAGAAGCCCTCGCCGCTGCCCGAGCGGAGCTTGCGCAGATTCAGAGCGTTGCTAGGAGCGCTGCCGACGCCATCGGCAGGGTAGGAATTAGCCAAGCTGAGATCGCCAAGCGCTCAGAGCAAGTCACGGCGCAATTGCAGCGTTCTCATGCCGTTTTCGCGGCCATGCAGCGTTTTTCAACCGGCGTGCCCGGTGAGTTCGCCGATCCCGAGACCGCTGCCAAGCTCCGTAAGCAGCGCGAGGAAGTTGAGAAGGCGCGGCAAGCCTATCAGCTCTTGAATGCCGAGGCTCAACGTCTCGCCCAAAATATGCGCGCCGTCGTATCTCCGTCCTCTGAGCAAGCACGTGCGGCTCGCGAGATGGCTGCGGCAGCTCGCGTCGCAGCTCAGGAGTACCAGCGCCAGCTCGCCATCCTCAATGAAATGCCGGGATCGTTCAATCGTCTGAACGGCTTCCGGGGTTTCTTCGGCGAGATTTACGGCGAGTCGCGCAAAGCGATGTCGATGTTTCAGCGTATTCGCGGCGAAGTTCTCTCGCTCGCGACCGCCTATCTCGGCCTCTATAACGTGATCCGACAGACCGGGAACGTCATAAACTCCTACCAGAAGCTTGAGGCCGTTCAGAACCGCTTGGGCGTCGTCTTTCAGCAGAACATGACGGCGGCCAATCGTGAGATGGAATGGCTCAATCGCCAAGCTGCTCGCCTCGGTATCGAGTTTGGCGTCCTCGCCGACGAATACTCGAAATTCGCCGTTGCGGCCAAGGCAGCCAATTTCGAGAGCGAGAATATCAGGAGGATATTCCTCGCCGTCGCGGAAGCTGCCCGCGTGAACAAGCTTTCGATGGATCAGATGTCGGGCGTCTTTTTGGCGCTCCAGCAGATGATCTCGAAAGGCAAGGTCAGCTCCGAAGAACTTCGCCGTCAGTTGGGCGACCGTCTGACAGGTGCCTTCAACATCTTCGCCGACGCGCTTGGTATTTCCACCGCGCAGCTCGACGAGATGATGAGAAAAGGTGAGGTTTTGGCAGATGAGACGAACCTCCTGCGCTTCGCAGATGAGCTGAACAAGAGGTTCGGCCCGCAGTTGGCGGAATCTCTGCGCTCGACAACCACCTTGCTCGGGCAGTTCACGAACGAGCTATTCCAGGCCCAACTCCGCGTGGCGGAAGGTGGATTTATCGACGGCTTGAATAGAGCGCTGGAGCGGATGATCGCATTTTTCCGCTCGCGCGAGGGACGAGATTTCTTTTTGGCTATCGGCGCGGCCCTCGGGCGGTTCATGGATCTGGTCGCTCTTGTCGTCGAGAACATTGACTATTTGAGCTTCGCTTTCAAAGCGCTCATCGCCGTCAAGGTGAGCCAGTGGATCATCGGCATCGTGACAGATGCCTACAAGTTTGCCACGGCTCTCAAGGCGGCCGGTGCCAGCGCTGCCGTAGTTACGGCGGAAGTGACCACGTTGCGAGGAGCCGTCGCTGCTCTCCAGGGCGCATTCTTGGCCTTGGACGCGGTAGCCAAGCGATTCCTGATCGGCATTATCATCGCCGGGGTTTCCTACGGCCTCATGGAACTCCTCGGCTCTTGGCTCAGCAAAGTTGATGATGCCACGCAAGCCGTGGATGAGCACAGGCGTGTTGTTAATGAGGCAGTGCGCGCTTACGAGGAAGCGCAGCGCAAGGGCGGCGATTGGACGAGGGCTGTTGACGAAGGGCTCCGCCAAGCGGCTGAAAGTAACTTTATCAAGCAACTTGAGCTTTACGACGACGCGCTTAACAAGCTTCAAGCCAAGATTGGCGGTTTCAGGCTCCGCATCTTTGAGACTGCGGAGCTTACGCGCGTTCGCGATGCCGTAAGAGAGTTTGGTGAGGTCAACGCCCAAAACATCGACAAGTTCATTCGCAAGCTCAATGAGCTTGATCGTGAGATTTCGGACATTGAGGCTAAGAAGTTCCTCAATGAAATCCGTGATCTCGCCAAGGAATTCCAGACGGCTTCGCAGCGCGCCAGTGAGGCCGCCGTCGTAGCCAAGGAGCTTGGTAGCAAGCTCAAGGAGCTGGAGGAGCACGCGCAACGTTCCGCCGAGGGTATGAAGACTCTCAGCGGCTCGATGGGTGATGTGAACAATAATGCTAGCTCCGGTACGGATGCGCTCACGCAGTACGCAAACGCTCTCGATAAGATCAAAGAGAAAATCCCTGAGCTTTCCCGTGAGATGGAAAAGCTCAAGGAGCTGAATGAAATCGAGGCGAATTTCCAAGCGGCACTAAAAGCCGCAACCCAACTGCCCGAAGCGCACGAATTCGTGCAGGAGGCGTTTCGCCTTCGCGACCTTGCAAGGCAGGAGGTTGAGGTCAAGTTTATGGACCTCACGCCTCTCAAAAATTCAATCGACATTAACAGTCAGGAACTCCGCAACTTCTATAACGAAATCCGCGGCAGCGCTAACCTCATGTCGCGGAACATGGAGAAGTGGGGTGACCCGAGCAGCAAGGCTTGGCGTGAGGCGAATCTCACAACGGTTACGACGCCTGGGGGACTTTCCGCCGTCGTTCACAAGGCTGCGGCACCATATTTCCAGGGCTTCTTGAATGAGCTTGAAGCGGAATTTGGCTACGCCATAAAGCAGATCAGCGGCTTCAATTATCGCCTCAAGAGGGACGGGAAGACGCTTTCCGAGCACGCGTTCGGAAACGCAATCGACATCAATTGGGATTTGAACCCAATGATGCAGGAGTTGCGCACGAATCTCCCCAAGGAGATCGGGCGCATCGCCGCGAAATACGGCCTCTCGTGGGGCGGTGACTGGCGCAACGTGAAGGACCCGATGCACTTTGAGTGGACGGGTCGCGTTCCTCCGGGCATCCAGCCCATGAGCAAGGCCGAGCTTGAGGTCTACAAGCGGATTACGGCCGAACTCCAGAAGCAAAACGAGGAGCGGCGAAAGCAGCAAGAATCCACACAACGCCTCATCGACGATAACAAGTTCGCTATCGAGCAGGAGGAACGGCGCCTCGCTGGCAAACAGAAAGAGGCGTTTATCGAGGAGCAAATCCGCAGGGCTCGGCAGCAGAACCCAAACATCACACCCGAGGAGCTTCAACTCATCCGCGATCAAGCGGCTCTGCTTTGGGAGCGTCAGCAGGCGCTCACCCGTGAGGAGCAGATCAAGGAACGAATTCGCCAGATCAACGAGCAAATTCGTTACCTTGAGCAAGAGCGCAATGCGCTGTTGGAACAGCGTTCGTATTACGAGCAGCGCGGCGACCTGGGCGGGATGCAGCAGGTCGATCAGCAGCTCAAGATCGTCAACGAGGAACTGCGGAACGCTATTCGCAACGCTATTGCATTTTGGGAGTCGATCGGCGGCCCGCAGGCCAGCGCGGCTATTGCCAAGCTGGAGGCTACTGCGCTCGGCATCAGGGAGGTCGGTGAGCAGTCGATCATCAACGGGCAACGTATCACGCAGAACTTTGCGAGCGGCCTAGTCGATGCCTTCGACAACTTTGCCCGCTCTGTCGCCAACGGTGAGAACGCGATCAAGTCTCTCGGGCAAGCCTTCCGTCAGTTCGCGGGCGAGTTCCTGTTACAGATCGCCAAAATGATTATGCAGCAGTCCATCCTCAATGCGCTTCAACGGATGGGCTTCGCTGGCGCATTTGGTGCTCTTGGAGGCTTGTTCCATAGCGGTGGTGTTGTCGGTTCGGTCGGAACGCCGAAGCGAGAGATCAGCCCTCTCTGGTTCCGTAACGCGCTCCGTTATCACAACGGCGGTATTGCGGGGCTCCGCCCAGGTGAGGTCCCCGCAATTCTCAAGGTCGGTGAGGAAGTTCTGACCGAGGATGATCCGCGCCACATCCGCAACGGCGGTGGACAGGTTCAGCTCAACGCGCGCGTCGTGAACATGTTCGATGCGGCGAGCTTCCTTAGTGAAGCCTTGAGCACCAAGGTCGGCGAGAAGGTCATCCTGAACTTTGTCCGCGCCAACGCTGGCGCTTTCAGGTCCGCTTTGAATGGATAACTGAAATGGCGTTCGATACAGATTCGCGACTTTGGGAATACCCGCCTGATTGGCGGCATGGCTTCACTGTCGAATACGAGTATCGAACCGAGATTATTACGTCTCGGGCCGGGAGAGAGCAGCGCCGAGCGATCCGTCAATCGCCGCGCAAAACGCTCTCTTTCACGGCGATGGTCAGCTCGGCATCGTTTCGATCCCTGGTTCGCGACATGGCGTCGGCACAGGACAAGAGCTTCATTGTGCCCGACTATGTGCGTTCTGTGCTGACGGTGGAGCCTCTTGCGAACAATGGCTCCTCGGTTGCCGTCGATACCGTTCCCGCATGGGCTACCACCGGAGCCACGGTCGTCATTGGCTTCGCCGGGGCTTTCGATACCTTTGTCATCGACGCCATTTCTGATAACAGGCTGACCTTTTCGACGACCGCCAAACGCAACTGGCCTTCCGGGTCTAAGCTCTATCCCGGCCTTTATGCACGTCTCGATACGACGTTGCGCCATCGTCAGCGCACGAGCCGAGCTGGTGAGCTTAATGTCACCTTCTCTGTCGAACCGGGTTCGGAGCCACTACCTATTCCTCCCGAGCCCAGCCAGCTTCTTAATGGGCGCGAGCTGTTTCTCAAGCGCCCCAATTGGGCTCAGACCGTCGAGGTCACCTTCGGAACGTCTCGGGAAACGCTCGATTACGGGTATGGCACGGTCATTCATACCAATCCAGTGCCGTTCAACACGCGTGATGAGCAGTTCGTGTTCGTCGGCCGCTCGCCCTCAGAGGCCGTCCAAATGCTGGATTTCTTCGACCGCATGAGAGGTCAACAGGGCGAGTTCTACATGCCAACATGGACCGAGGACCTGTCGGCAACGGCCGGTATTTCGCCCGCCGATCCGGTACTCAGGGTCGCCGATGCACGCCTAGCTGACGATTACTCCGGTGATACCGTTCACAAGGCGATTGCGGTTGTCCTCAGCGATGGTTCAATCCTCGCTCGCAAGGTGACTGACATTTATCCCGATCCGTTTGGGATGGGCAGCATCCTTGAAATTGCTGGTGGATGGGATCGCACCGTTCCCCTGTCGAACATTTCAATGGTCTGTTGGCTGCCAGTCTGGCGCTTCGCTTCGGACAAGCTCACGGTCGAATGGCTGACGGATGCAGTGACGCAATTCGCAGTCACGATCCGTACTCTTGAGGACCTTTCGGGAGAATGAAATGACGTTCGATAGTCGTGAAAGAAGTCGATACAAAGCGCAGCCGATCACCCTCTACTCTTTCGGAGGCGGATCGGACAACGTGACAGAAGCCGGGCGTTCGCTTGAGCATTTGATCCGCAGCGTCACCATCATCCCAGGGGCAACCGAGTTCGGCTACGCGCAAACGCGCGTCTACAAGTATTTCAACTTTCAGGTTGTGCCTGAGAATTTTCTCACGATGAGTTATTACTCGGATTTCGAGGCGTCGATTCAAGATTTGATGCGGCGCGCTCCATACATTGAGCATGTTTCTTTGGTCGTGAGCTGGCATGGGACCGATCTTCGTCTCGCGCATTGTCAGATTATTCCCAAGGTCGATTTGAAAAGTAAGCAAACGCATCCCTGGTCATGGCGCGTTGGTAATCTCACGCGATCCTCTGCCCCGGAGGTTTCCTATTACAACGGAAAACCTGCCATTGGCGGGGCTCCAGATGATCGGTCGGTTTACGAGGCGATCAAGCTCCTAAAATACAAGGGTCTTCGGGTCACCCTTTATCCGTTCATCACGATGGACATTCCGCACGGGAACTCGCTTCCCAATCCATACGGCGGAACGGGTCAACCAGCCTATCCTTGGCGCGGCCGCATCACATGTGATCCCGCCCCCGGCGTCGCAGGAACGGTCGATAAGACACCGGCAGCGGCAGAACAAGTTGCGGCATTTTTCGGCTCGGTGCAGCCGTCCCATTTCTCATGGAACACGAGCAGCCTTCACGTGAATTATTCCGGGCCAGCTAACGAATGGTCCTTCCGTCGTTTGATCTTGCATCTCGCGACGATCGCGGTTGCCGCTGGCGGCGTCGATGATTTTCTCATCGGATCGGAAATGCTCGGGCTAACGACAATCCGATCCTCAGAATCCGAGTACCCCGCCGTCGCTCAGTTTAAGCAACTGGCCGCCGATGTGCGCTCGATTGTTGGACCGAGCACGCGCATCTCATATGCCGCTGACTGGTCGGAATATCATTCTCATCGACCTGCGGATGGCAGCGGTGACGTTTATTTCCATCTCGATCCTCTTTGGGCCGATCCCAACATCGACTTCGTTGGGATCGACAATTATCTGCCGACCGCAGACTGGCGGGATGGCACAAACCATCTCGATTACCTGAATGGATGGAAGTCGATTTACGACCACGAGTACCTGAAATCGAACATCGAAGGTGGTGAGTATTACGACTGGTACTACGTCAACAAGAGTGCACGCGACAATCAGGTGCGAACGCCGATTACGGATGGCTTGGGGAAGCCCTGGGTTTTCCGTAATAAGGACATCCGCAACTGGTGGCTCAATCAGCACTTCAATCGACCAAGCGGCGTCGAGGCGGCGACACCAACTGAATGGGTTCCGCAGTCGAAGCCCATCGTATTTACCGAGATTGGATGCGGTGCCATTGACAAGGGGGCGAACGAGCCCAACAAGTTCCTTGATCCCAAGAGCGCTGAAAGCGTCGTCCCGCACTATTCATCGGGAGCACGTGATGACTTGATGCAGCGCGTCTTTCTTGAGGCGTGGCTATCCTACTGGAGACCCGAGGATGGGCGCAATCCCATTTCGTCGGTCTACGGAGGGCCAATGATCGACTGGCGAACCATTTCGATCTGGACATGGGATGCTCGCCCCTACCCAGCATTCCCCAATCGAATCGACTTTTGGGGTGACGGTTCAAACTGGTACACGGGGCACTGGCTCACCGGGCGTCTTCTCATGACGTCTCCTACGATAACCAGTGAACAGACCTACCACTACACGAACGCCGAGAGGCCGGTGACTGTGAACGGCGTGACCTATAAGCCAATCCCCGTAAACCAGGGTCGTATCGTCGCCTCGGGAACGCTCGATAACGCGACCCTTGAGATTCAGCTTCCTTCGTCTACCGAGGTCGCCGAGCTGTTCCGGGTTTATCCGCCCTCGCACGTTGTCACGCTCGTCATTCGTCAGGGCCACTTGGGTGAGACCGAGTTCCCTGTCGTGTGGACAGGTCGCGTTGTCGGGGCATCCCGCACAGAGCAAGAAGTGACTTTGCAGTGTGAGCCGGTTTCGACCTCCCTCGCCCGCCCAGGCTTGCGGCGTAATTATCAGCACGGTTGCCCGCACGCGCTCTACGGCCCGCAATGCAATGCGAACATGATACTCGCGACAACTCCGGTGACCGTCGAATCTGTGTCGGGGAGCATCGTCAAGCTACCTAATGGATGGACGACGCCAGAGCGGGCACCAAAGTACATTTCAGGTATGGTGAGAAGGACGACGCCGAGTGGCATCGTGACCATGCGGACAATCCTGAATGTCACTAACGGCCGCGAGCTTCATTTGACCTCGGCCATTCCAGACCTGGCTCCAGGTGACACGATCGAGGTCATTCTCGGCTGCAATCACCAAATGGATGATTGCATGAACCTTCATTACAACATTCACAACTTCGGCGGCTGCCCGTGGATTCCGAAAAAGAACCCGATGGGCTTCGTAAACAATTTTTATTAACAATGTCACGTTTATCGTGTATTTCCAACTGAAAAGGGAGAACGACCGTGGGTTTCTGGCTAGGTTTGATCTTCGCGCTCGCGCTCAACGTCGTTGCGTATCTCATCATGCCGAAACCGAAGGTGGGTCGGCATGAAGCGGCTCGCGACTTTCAGGACCCGACTGCGGATGCGGGGCGACCAATTCCCGTCGTTTTCGGCACAATCAACGTCTCGGGATTGAACGTCCTATGGTACGGCAACAAGTCGATCTCAAAGCGCAAAGTCAAGGTTTGATTATCACGATTGAGGACATCCGTCGTGCCGGTCATTGCGTTAGCGGCACGCGGGCTTGGTTCTCAAGGCAAAACCTTGATTTTCGCGACTTTCTGAAAAACGGCATCTCGGCTGAGAAATTTCTCGCGACCGGGTGTGCCTATGCTGAGCGCATTGTTCGGATGAAGGTGGATCAAGGTGGGCAGTAAATCCAAGTCGGCAAAAATCGAGGTCGCCGAGTATCGGATGTCGATTCAATTCGGCATCTGTCTCGGGCGCGTAGATGAACTGCTCTCGATAACGGTCGGTGACAAGGTGGCTTGGTCGGGGTCTCTGACCGACTATGCCGAGGTCTATATCAACAAGCCTGATCTGTTCGGCGGCATCAAGAAAGAAGGTGGCGTTCAAGGCTACATGCACTTCTTTCCGGGCTCCTACACGCAAACGTTGCCGCTAAAGCTCGCGCAGAGGCTTGGACGCGAAGAGCACAACTGCCCTGGCTTTCGTGGCATCGCGCATGTGTGGTTCACTGGTGGCGGATCAAACGACGGCTTTTACTGGTCGGCGAACACCCCGTACATTCAGACTGTGCGCGCGAAGGTGCGCCGTGTTCCGGTCGGCCTGCCAAGCGATCTCGCGACAATTACCTACTATCCGCCGAATGGCGGGGCACCCATTCATGACGCCAATCCCGCAGCCATCATCTACGAGTGCTTGACCAATACCGAATGGGGAATGGGCGCAAGCACGACGATGATCGACAACGAATCCTTCGTGAAGGCGGCCAAGACGCTCAAGGAGGAAGGGTTCGGCCTGTCGATGATCTGGACGCAGCAGGCCAAGATTCAGGACTTCATTAGCGAGGTCATCGACCATATCGAGGGCACGCTATTCATCAACCCTCGCACCGGGCTCATCACCCTACGCCTCATTCGTGGCGATTACGATGTCAATTCGCTGAGGATCATCGATCCGACGAACGCGACGCTCGGGAGCTTCCAACGCAAGCTGTTGGGCGAGACGGTCAACGAAATTCAGGTCACATGGACCAATCCTGAAAATGAGGAGGAGGAAACTGTTATCCTACAGGATAACGCCAATATCGCGATGCAGGGCGGCATCGTCAGCGACTCGCGCAACTACTACGGCGTTCGCAATGCCGAGCTGGCGATGAGGCTTGCTGCGCGTGATCTTCGGGTCGCATCCGCTCCCCTTGCCACGTGCGAAGCAACACTAGATCGGAGTTTTTGGGACATCCTTCCGGGGGATGTCGTAAAGGTCACGTGGCCTGAGCATCAGATGTACGAGGTCATCATGCGCGTGGCCTCGGTCGATTACGGTAAGTCAACGGACTCCGCGATCAAGGTGAGCTTGGTCGAAGATGTCTTTGGCTACTCGACGATGGCCTATTCGATGCCTCCAGGCTCACAATGGGAGGAGGATGGAGAGGACCCGAGGCCCATCGACTTCTGGAAAATTTTCACCCTCCCTTACGCAATTCAGAAGCGATTGACCGAGCCTCAATACTTCAACGAGGCGGAATATCCGCAGGTCTCAGCGGCCATACTTGCTGCCCAGCAAGGGCGGGATACGATCGAAATTGACTTGCTTGACGCCGAGTCTGAGCAGTTGCTCAAGACGTTGAGTCCAGTTTCTCGCGGCGTTTTGACGAACGACCTTCCCGCAGAGGTCACGTCAGTTGACGTTGAGATCGCTTCGATCACGCTCGGAACGGAGATCGGGGTCGGCACCTTCGTTGTTATCGGTTCGGGCGGTGACTATGGGATGGAGATGGCCCTTGTCACCGGGGTCGGCTCCGGCACGGTTACGCTGCAACGCGGCCTCCTTGATACCGTTCCGCGCTCTTGGCCTGTCGGGACAGAAATCTGGTTTGTCGGTGAGGATCAGGTAATCGACGACGACTCCGACTTGGCTGCGGGGATCACGGTCAAATATCTTCTCCTACCTCGCACGTCACGTGACACGCTTGATCCTTCGGAAGCCTCACCTATCGAGGAAACGCTTTCTGATCGGCCATGGCTGCCGTTGCGACCGGCGAATGTGAAATTCGAGGGTATGTCTTTCGGGACGTTCGACAACCGGCAGCTCAACCTCACGTCATTCGAGATCACGTGGGCGACGCGCAATCGTCTCACAGAAGACAGCGTTTTTCTGCCTTGGGATGCCCCTTCGGTTCAGCCAGAGGACGGACAAACAACGACGGTGGCCGTCTACGACCTCTCTGGAAAGTTACTTACGTCCCATGACGGGCTTACCGGGGAGTCATTCACGCTGCCGATCTCATCGTTCGCGGGCCGCTCCCGAGGCATCGTCAAAGTCACCAGCAAACGCGACGGTCTGGAATCGCTTCAAGGTCACGAGATCGAAGTGATTGTCGATTCTGGATACGGCTATTCTTACGGGATGAATTACGGGGGTCTGTAATGGTCGCAAAACAACTTCCTGGCCTTGGACTTTACGGGGAATGGGACCTCGGCGAAGACGGTTGGAAGGATGGAATGGACTCCAACCTTCTCAAGCTCTCTTGCTTCGTGCAATGCGCTGTTGCCAGCCGCACGACCGAGCTACCAGCTTCGCCCGAGGACGGGATCACGCTCTACATTGTTCCCGCCGACGATGTGACAAACGGCAACAAGCTCGCCCTACCTCGGGGCGAGGATTGGGAATATATCGCACCGCTACCGGGCTTCATTGCCTTCGTGGTGGACGAAGGGCGGCACGTCGTATTCGACGGTTCGGCCTGGATTCCCTTCATTCCCACCGAGTTCCACAACCTTGCAAAACTTGGCGTCGGCACTTCCGCAGACAATACCAACGTGTTCGCGGCAAAGCTCAATGATGCGCTGTGGGCCGCGAAAGGCACGGGCGAAGGTGGTACGGGCGATCTTCGCTACAAGCTCAACAAAGAGTCCTCGTGGAACACCGTTTCATTGCTCTTTCAGAGCAACTGGTCGGGTCGTGCCGAAATTGGCCTCACCGGAGACGATGATTTTCGTTTCAAGGTTAGCCCTGACGGCTCATCATGGTACGAAGCCATTACCATTGACCACAACAGCGGGCGAGTTCGGTTGCCATCGACGCCCATGCGCGAGGTTCTGAGCGGCGATAGGTGGTACAACGTCGATCCCGTCAACGGGGACGATAACAACGATGGCTTCACGCCAGCGACAGCTTTCAAAACCATCCAGAAGGCAGTCGATACAGCCCTCAACCTCGATCCCAACGGCTATACGGTGACTATCCAGTTGGCCGATGGCGTTTACAACGAGGCCGTTAGGGTCAACCGCCCAATGTTCGATGGCGGAATGCTCGTTCTCATGGGTAATTGGGCGACACCGCAGAACGTTGTCATCAATGCTGTCGGAGGCAACGCCCTTCTCGTTGACGGCACAGGTGCAAGGGTCCGCGTCGAAGGGATCAAGTTTAGCGGAGACATCGGTATTTGGGCGCGTTTTGGTGGTATGGTGTTCCTTACCAATAAGAACGCATTCGGTGCGTGCGCTTTCCGTCAGATCGCTGCGGACAACAACGGCTTTATCGAGATGTTGGGCGGAGAAATTTGGATTGAGGGTGACTCCCCCCACCATCTCTACGCCGACGCTAACGGCCACATCTATTACTCGCATGGCACGACGCACATTGTTGGGAATCCCAATTTCATCTACGGCTTCGCCTATGCACAAGCGACCGGCTTGATTACGTCGATCAATATGTACTTCGACGGAAGCGCAACCGGACCGCGTTATCAGGGCACCATGAATGGCGTCATCAACGTCAACTTGGCAGGGCCGGATTACTTCCCTGGCGATCAGCCTGGAGCCCTTTCGAGCGGCGCGCAATACGTTTGAAAAGTGTCAAATTTAACTTGACACTCTTTAACGTTTGTAGTGAGATGAAACGGCGAAGGCCCGACGTGGTAGGGACACGCGGGCCTTCCTTGGTGTGAATCCCCCCTTTTGTGGCAGAGAGTGGAGACTCACAATGCGCATCAATATCACAGTACGCTCCCCGGCTGCAATCGGGCTGGGGGTCATCTTTGCGTTAGGGACTGCTCGGGTCCTGTTGAAGGACGTGCAGTCACCGTCTGACGTGACGATAGACCATATGATGACCGCCCTGGTGCTCCTTGGCACCATCGCGGCGGGCCATCTCTTATGGCTAGCCCTTGAGGATCGCCGAATCGTATCGGCGCTCGGCTTAGGCATCCTCTTCGTAGGCGGAACACTCTATTGCGTGGTCACATCTGCGGCGCGAAACGCTGAGGTTACCGCTGCGGAGAAAGTCGCAATCGAGCACGCCAACGGAGTCTACAAACGGGCGAAAGAAGCTTTCGATAAAGCTGAGAAACGCTACGATGAGGCTCTACAAAAGGAGACCGAGGAGTGTGGAACTGGCATCGGTACTCGGTGCGAAGCCAAGCGGAACATAAGCGCTCAACGTCTTGCCGAGAAGCAAGCGGCCGAGGCTTATCTCAATTCGCTACCGCCTCCGAGGCCAGAGGGTGACGGCCTCCGTCACGCGGCGACCGTCCTCGCGGCCATCCCTGGAGTCGCGGTCGGAGCCGAACAGATTGAACGTTGGCTCGGGCTCATCCTGCCATTCGTAAAGGCGCTTTTTCTTGAGATCGGAACGTCTGTGTTCTTCGGGTTCGGGCTCGGGCACAAGCGCGTGCAGGTTGAAGCTCCGGCGCAAGAAGCTCAACCGGCTGTCGAACAGAAGGTTGATACGACCAAACAGCGTAAGGTCAAAACATCTCGCCAGCGCCGTGTGCTACCCGCAAATGTCGTTGAACTCCGTCCTCGGCAAAAGATTGAGGCGCGGCGTTGGGCACGCGTAGTCAATCAGCTCGCTTCGTTGCGGACCGCTTGACCGTCATTGGCGATTCACGTATAAGGTGACTTGTTGGATGGACTCGTAAGCCTCAGACCGGAGGCAGGAAAAAGGCTGGTGGTATATCGCCACTGGCCTTTTCCTTTATCTGGAAATGTCACGTTTTACGTGATAGAACACGGAAAACGATTCGGAGTCATCCGATGCGCGCTGTAGACATCGTTCGCAAGATAGCGCCGAAAGCGAGGCCCGAATACGTCGCTGCTTTCGAGCGCGGCGACGAGCAGCTAGCCGAGGCGGGCGTCACCGCCAATCGTCTGCGCCTCGCTCACTTCTTGGCGCAATGGGCTCACGAAACGGGCGGATTCACGATTGCCCGTGAGAGCATGTCCTATTCCGCAAAGCGGATAACGCAGGTTTTCGGTGTCGGAAAACATTCCGCTGCGATCACGGCCGCAGAAGCAAAAACGCTCGCTCGCAATCCGCGAAAGCTCGCCGAGCGCGTCTACGGCCTTGGCAACCCGAAGATGGCCAAGAAGCTCGGTAACAAATATCCCGGCGACGGATGGAAATATCGCGGCACAGGACTTCCGCAAGCCACGGGCCGCTGGCAATTCGAGCATCTGAGCAAGGTCACGGGCGTCGATATGGTCGCCAATCCCGAGCTGCTGCTCAAGCCCGAGTATGCGCTCCTGGGAGCCATCGACGTTTGGAAGCGTAAAGGGCTCAACGCCCTCGCCGATAGCAACAATATTCGCGAGATCACGAAGCGGATCAACGGCGGCTACAACGGCTTCGACGATCGCGTTCGCTGGTTCCACAAAATTTGGAAACTCATCGGCGAGGGTGTGCCGTCGTGGCAGGAGGCTGAGCCTGATAAGGAGACCTTGAAGCTCCAGCAACAGCTCAATCAGCTCGGGTACAATCTGGTCGAGGACGGCCTTTATGGCCCCAAGACGCGTGCAGCCGTCAAGAAATTCCAGCGTAGCGCCGGTCTCAAGGTCGATGGCATCGCTGGCCCCGTTACGAAAGCTGCAATTAAGCAACGGCTGGAATCCGACCGCAAGGAGGTCGATGGGGATAGTCAGGTTTCTGACGGCACTCTCGTAGGCAGCGGCTCCGGCGTCCTCGGCGTCGGCGCGGCTGGTGAGAAGATCGTCGATGTGGCCACGCGAGGTCAGGAATTGTCACAGGGCACCGTGATCCTCACGGCAGCCTTCTCCGTGCTCATGATCGTAGGCATTGCCCTCATCCTTTGGCCGCTGATCCGCAAGCTGCGCAATCGTGAGGACCACGAATGATGGAATTCATCGGATACATCGTGCCGTGGTGGGTGTGGCTTATCCTCGGGACAATCGCCGCAGGTCTCGTCTATGCCTACTTCGGCCGCAAAGCCACTTTTGCGCTGGCTCTCGCCCTTGCGGCCTTCCTCATTGATCGACGCGGAAAACAGAAGGGCTGGAAAGCCCGAGAAGACAAACAGAAGCGCCAAGACAAGGAGTTCGTCGATGACTATCGCAAGCACCTTCAAGATGCTGAGCGCAGCTCTGATGATGAGCTTGATCGCTTTAACCGTCAGTGGCTGCGGCACGACTAGTGGGGGAAGTAACGCGACGTGGTGCGCCACGAATACCCCTCTTCGTCCCTCAGTCGAACAGTACAAAGCGTTCTCGCGGGCGGACAAGGTAAAGATGGCCGCTCACAACCGATTCGGACAAAAACACTGCGGATGGAAGCCCTGACATGAGCGACACGGCGAAGATCTTCGAGGCGATCGGCTCGCTGACGGAGGCAGTGAACGGGCTCCGTCGCGATTTCGAGAAGTTCGATCAGGAGTCGTCTGAGAACCGGCTCATCGTGCGCCAGCGGCTCAATGACCTATCCGAGCGTATGGCGACCGTCGAGACGAAGATCTCCGCCGTGAAGCGTGACATCGCCGAGGATGTCATGCCGACCATCGAGAAGGTCAAAATTTGGGAGCAACGTGGAATCGGCTTCCTGGCTGCCGCAGGTATGGTTGGAACGGGGATAGGGGCGGCCTTCGCATCGTTCTTGTCCCACTATTGGGAAAAGCTGCAAAAGCTCCTCGGGAGCGTCTGAGGCGGTCGTTATGGAAATTCGAGAAATTGCCTCCGCTCGATCCGCACGGCTAACGAAATGAGGGGCGCAAGGCCCCTCCCTCACCTTTCAGCAGAAACTCAGACGCTGCTCTGCTATTCGTACATAATCAGGATTTACTTCAAACCCAAGAGCGCGTCGATCAGTATTCTTTGCGGCAACAAGAGTCGTCCCACTTCCCGCGAAGGGATCGAGCACAAGTTGCTTGGGCTGCGTCGCAATTTCGATAAGTGCTTGCATTAAGCGAACGGGTTTCTGCGTGGGGTGTAAGCCTAACTCTGAAGGCATAAAGCCGATGTCGAGAACGTTATCCGGTCTCTTTACATAGCGTCTGAGAGCTACCTCATTATATGGTCCGATGCCGTGGATCAAAGCATTATCGGCGATTGTGGTACCAATTCTATAAGGCTTAATAAACCACAGTATTGGCTCAAAGACGGGCCTAAGATTGCCAACACGCCAACCCCGCCACCTTTCGGCTTCTTCAATGTCCCCGCGTCTTTCAAAGACTACGCTAAGGCGCTGTGCTCGATGTGGAGCGCGATCACGCAGCCATGCGAGCATGTCTTTGAAAGAGAAGCCAGCATCTTCAAGCGCACAAATACAGCGATGCGCATACCTTCGACCGGCAAAAATGAAAACCGTGCCACCGGGCTTAAGCACTCGAAACCAATCTTTCGCCCATGTGGCGCACCATTCGTAATATTGCTTGGGTATAAGTCTATCTGCCTTTGACCAACCGTTGATTGGCTTACCCCGCTTCCTAAATATTGCACCGGCGCGCTTCTGTGCAGGACTGCTGCCTAACAGTGCTGAGTTGGTATTCCTGTGCAATACGTCCCAATCATCAGTTCCGATTCCATAAGGTATGTCGCTAGCGATAAGGTGGACACTAGAGTCGGGTAATTCTCTCACGCCGACGATCCCATCGCCTAGCTGAATACCCGTAGGTATTGATGACCCTTCTTGAAATGGACGCTGCGAATCGCTTCTTGTCATAATTTAATATTGATTCGAGGTTAAAGGGGGAAGAACTCGATGCCCCTCCCCCTCTGTCGTCGCGGATGTAACGAGGATCGTCTAATTCTGGACTATTTCATACAAACCTCCTTGTTTGTTCCCAACTCCGGTGATTCAACTGGTCCGTGCTTAGTCACGATATAGTTGACGGTCAGATAAGTCAAGCGAGCTTCGCCCTGGCCTCAGTGAGATAGCGGAGCGCAACGACCTCGGCCCGCACCTTGGCTTGCTCCAGGGTAGCCATACGACCCTTGATCTTGCGGCCGAAAACGAACACGTTCCACCGAGGCTCGCCGGGGTCCAGGCGTTGAATGCTCTCGTAGATCGCATACAGCTCCAGACCACCACCTAGCTTCGCGCAGTAGTGGTTGTTGCCCAAATCCTTCCATTCGAGCTTGGGCTCAAGGTTCTCCCAATTCGAGGATTGACTGTCCACAGTAGACTCCTTAAACGATTGCTGGGCCTAGCCCACGGGGTCTCCGTATGGAGGCTAAAGTGGGGAGCTGAACGGCTCCTCACTCTAACCATCCCAACAGCCTCAGATACTCATAGGCCGGTGTTTCGATCCCGAATCGCCGTTCGATGTCGGCCACATACTCGGGCTCGAATTCGATGAGGATGCTGTCACAGCCCTCCAGACAAGCCGCTTCTCCCGTCGTTCCTGTCCCGGCGAAAGGATCGAGCACGATGCCTCCTGGCGGCGTCACGTGGCGCACGAGCGCTCTGAGAAGGCCAATCGGCTTAACGGTCGGATGACGGCTCCCGGCGCGATCGGCGCGAGTGGCTTTCGAGTGATAGAAGATCTTTTGATCCTCGAATGGGTAACACTCGAAAAATCGGGCGGCCGATCCTTTCTTGTCCTCGGGAAACTGAGCGACGACCTCGGACGAGCCGTCGTGAATGAGGTTTGCGGGGTGACGGCCTTTACTCATATCGAAAACTTGCCCGTTCCGACCCTTTCCTGTCTTCATGTTGTAGACGAGCCCTGTTGGGCTGTTGAATTCAGGCTGGGGGACTCTTGCTGCCTCTATATCATCCTCTGACGCTGGTACCCTGCATCCATCAATGTTCACGGCCCCGACGCCGTGCTTGAGGATGTTGAGCGCGCCGTTCTTCTCTGAGAATGGGCGCTGGGCCACGTAGATCGGCTCCAGGGCGGGTTTTCGCGCCTGCCCACCATAGGCCCAACCCGACCAGCGGGCGGCTTCCTCGGTCGCAGGAACGTAGCTATAATGTGATGCCTCTACCTTTTCAGGATCAAACATCCAAGGACGCGAAAACCCGCCCTTCTGACTCATCGTGCCGCTCTCACGAAGGGATCGCATATTATCTCTGCCGATAAAGCCTTCGTGACCGGGCTTCGGTGCCCCTAGACGACCCTTCTTCCCGAGCGCCTTGTCGATGGCCTTGTCAGCGGCATGTGACTTCGGAAAGCCGGAACCATACGCCCAGCCGATGAACGGATGTATGATGAATCCCGCGTCCTCGATGGCACACGCCATGCGATGCCCGGTACGCGGCGACGAGAAGGCGAGCAGATAACCTCCGGGCAGCAGGATTTCGAGGCAGAGACGCCAAAACTCGACATCGTGCTCTATGCCGGTCGCATCCCAGGCTTTGCCCATGAAACCTCCCGACAGGCGTGCAAAGCTGCCGTCGTTGCCCTCGGTGCGCGCTGGGGCCTGATTGCCGCCGAACCGCTTGCGAATGCTGATGAGGCCGTAAGGCGGATCGGTGACGATCGAATGGACCCGAACGCCCTCATCGATGAGGCGGCGTAAAGCAACTTTACAGTCGTCATGAATGAGGGTGACCGTGCTCATCTTTATTTCTGGAACTTCTCATGGAACGTTAAACGTGACAGAGAGACCGAACGAAAACCTCTATCAGCGTTATGGGATTCGAGATAGGCTTCGATGAACGCCTGGGCGACCGGGATGACGATTGCATTGCCGTAACCGCGCAATCGTCCCACTCGGGCGGGAACCCCATCAGCCAACGGGAATGTGCCGGGTTCAACTGGCCGCCACTTTCCATCCCGGCAGAAGAGCCAGTCAGCATCTCGCCAGAAACCGTTAGTCGGGCGGGCGCGTTGTCCATCCACAGGGCCAACGCCCCCAAGCCGTCGTGTGACAAGCTCGACCGCTTCCGATCCGGCATGGATTTGCGTTGAACGTCGATTTCCGTTGTTTTCGGCGTCGGCCATCCCGCCAAGGAAGCCGTTAGTCGGGCTGGGCCGGGTTCCGCATAGCTCTTCACCGCCTCGCTCAGGTAACCCGTATTTCGACCCGTTGCTGCCCGACTCGGCCGCATTCCGTCTCGTTCTATGTGATCCGTTGCGTTCGGAGTCGGCCAGCCTGCCAGAAGAGCAACCGTCCTGCGACTGCTGTCTGTGTTCCCTGCTGGATTGTATTGCCCAGGCTTGCCCGGATTGCCTGCCATCGGCGTGGGCCAGCCCGACAACGCCGCATCCGCTGGCAGCGCCCCACCGGCTTGGTTCGGTCCACCGTTCGTCCCGTCCGTCGCTCTCGGCGTGTTCCAGCCTTTCCGCGACGAAGTAGAGGCGTTGCCTGATGTGCGGGGCACCGACGCCCGCAGCGCAAATATCGACCGCCCCGAGGGCGTAACCCGCTCCCTCCAAGTCATCTGATACAAGGTCGAGCCAAGCAAGGCCGTCCTTGCTTGCAACCTGCTCACCAAAGATCGTGTCAGGCTGGCACTGCTCGATGAGATGAAACCAGTGGGGCCACAAGTGCCGCTCGTCAGCAAACCCATCTCGGCGGCCTGCCGAGCTGAAAGGTTGACACGGGCAGCTTCCGGTCCAGACCGGTCGATCTTCTGGCCAACCCGCCAGTTTGAGAGCGAGGGGCCATCCTCCGATGCCTGCGAAGAAATGGCAATGAGTATAGCCTCGTAGATCGTCCGGTCTGACATCCCGAATGTCCCTTGTGTCAACATCCCCGGAAGGTAGATGTCCAGCGGCAATCAACTCGGAAAGCCATGCAACAGCGTTTTTGTCGATCTCGTTGTAGTAGACGCCGCTCATATCAAGTCATCGTCTTCGACGCGGGGCCTCGGATACTTCCTCGGCCGCGCTCCGATTGGACCTGGCTTGCTAAACACTTCCATGAGAGCCTTCACCGGATCTGATGCGCGCGCCGAGTGGTGCGGAGCCATGCCCGTCGCATCACGATAGATGGCGAGGAATTCACCCTGACTCTCCGACACGGAGAAGTAGTTCAGCTCACCCTTCGCCGCGAGCGCCCGGATGACCGATTCCAAATCACGCGGCTTCGACATTCTCACCCTCGACTTGTTTCAGATCGACCGTGAAGTTCACGCCGTATTTCGCCAGATCAGCCTCGAGTCGGCGCACTTCCGATTGCAGGTGGTGCTCAAGGGCTTCCTTCACTCGATTCCGATCAGACTCACTCAACACATCGACGATGTAACGACCGTGAATTGAGACATCGAACATGTCTTCTCTCACCTTTTTCAGATCAACGATCGCCTCACAAATCGCCTCTATCAGGAGCTTGATCTGTCGAACCTCGTTCGGATGTATTTTCACCTTCGTCGTTTTCGATGGTCTCGCCATGGCTAAGATACTCCTCTTGTAGTTCACAGATCCGATCGATGAGCACTCCCAGCGCGCCTTCTGGCTTTCCTTCGCTGTTGCGCGTCATTGCGGCCCGGATTGTCTCAGGGCGACATCCGTATTGAAGAGCGAACGACAAGGCGATGGCGCTGTCTCGGGTCGCAATATCCAGCTCGGTTCCAGCTTTACCCGCCGAAAGAAAAACTTCGCCAATCCGCCCATCGGGATAGAGCCCGACCGTCGCGTCGTACTGGAAATTTCCATGCCAAAACGTGAAGGTTTCGGCATAGCGCCGGTTTGGCAGTCGCTCACGATCAGTCATTTCTCATTTGCCCCTGCTACGTTTCTCGCTTCATTTCTCCAACTCACCACTCCGGCAAAACACGATACTCGACGGGGATTCCGAGCTTTTTGGCGTGCTCGATTCCTTTTCTCATTCCCTCGGAAATGCCGAGGTCGGTGTAGACGGCAACGAAATCCGCCTGAGCCATCCACACGAAACCGAGCCTCATCCCGACTTCACGCTCTGTCGGGTTTTTGTCGTCAAGCACCTGCGTATAAAGCGCATGACTTGCAAACGGTGCCTCTCCGCGCTGGATGCAGTCCTTCAGCGCAGCTTTGAGGTAATCTAGATTGCGCTGCGGATCGCCGCGAAACGGCGTTTCAACAATCACGCGTGGAATTGTGCGGAGCATAAGCGGTGCCATCAGTCGTCCAACATTCCGATTGCGTGCAGATACGTGTCGAGAATCGCCCGCTCTTCCTCGCGCTTTTCTCGCGACATCTTTCGGAGCTTGATGATCTGACGAATGGCTTTCGTATCGAAGCCGTTCACCTTGGCCTCCTGATAGACCTCCTTGATGTCGTCCATAACCGCCTTCTTTTCTTCCTCCAGGCGCTCGATACGCTCGATGAACCTGAGAAGGCGCTCGCCGGTCGGATTGAGATTGTCGGCCTTGGTGACGCGGCGACCATCACCCGTACCGATCAGATCGTCGTTGTCAAGCATAACGTCCTCTTACACGTCAAAAGTGACTCTCAGAGATGTTTTACGATTGATGAACGCGTCCATGGAAGCGATCAGCCGACTCTCATCGCTCAGGCCCCGAACCCATTCGTCAAGGTGATAGAACAGATGGTGCTCCTCGCTGGGAATGAGATTCTTGCTGACATACTCCTCCATCGAAATGGACTGGAGCTTCGACTTTCTCAGAGAGAAGATCCGCTCGAATGTGCGCCATACGGAGCTGCGCATCACAGGTACGTGCAGCTCAAAGCGCAAATCGATATAGTGCCTTGCTTTCCTTAGATCGACAGCGCCGCCCTTGTCGCGCCACCGCGTAAGGTACTTCAACGCATTGCCAGCGAAATAATCCCAATCGTTCGCGGCGATGAATTCAACGGGCTGAATTGCGAGCTTCTTGTAATGGCTCCCGCCGTGTTGGATTTCGAGCGACTTCATGGCGATCTCTTACGGTCCAATGTATTCCCAAACCCCGATGGGCCGGTTGTGATTTTCCTCTCGTGCGCTTTTGCGATAGCCGACGCAGCGCCAATACTTCGACGGTCGGAAAACCACGCCGTTGATCCGAGGATCAACACAGACCGGCGGCGGTAAGACCTCCCGCACGTCGTCGATTGTGACCTCGCCGCGCTCTCTGGCGAGCCTGACCGCGACCTGACGAGCCTCCTCAATCCACCGGGAATGCGCGTCCTCTTGTAGTGAGAGGACAACACTCTCGTACAAACACGCGGCCATTACCTCACTCCGCAGCTAAGTCGAGATGTCGATTATCACTCTCAATCTGCTTTCTGTATTGACAGAATCCGACGAAGTTGCCGTGATGCTCAGGGCACAACCAACCGATAATCGGCTCCCAATCGTCGGCGCGAGCAACGTGCTCTGCCGGTGAGGCGTGTATGGGCTCGGCCGCCAGCAGCTTGTCGTGCAGCTTCTTTGCCCGCTCCAGGGTCATGTCAAAACCCTCGACCGTTTTGTAGCTGGTGGAGGCACACCGGGCGACGGAGAGCTTGATAAGGTCACCAATGGCAACCTCTCGATTCACAAAGTTAGTTACGACAATCTCCTGTTCGTGCGGATAATGGTCAACATCCTGCTCGGCGACTTCGATGAATCGATCCTCATCCCGCACGAACGGCAGGTGCCATTCGCCCGGCATAAGGGTTTGCACCGTGCTCTCGTCCTCCAGGCACTTGCGGATCTCGCGGGCGAGCATACGGATGTGGGGCTCAGCGTCGGGATGATCCCTAAGCTCCAGAAAGTTATCCCACTCCGTGGAGCTGACCACGACTGTGATGTGGGCGAAAGGCTCCAAGAGCCTGTTGACCACCTGTTTGTGGTAGCCCGCTGCGTCGAAGGCTCGGGCCACTTCGATGGCGCGATCGCGAGCCTCCAGCCACGCTTCCTCGCGGGTGAGCGTCTTCGGAACGGGATACTCCCCGATACCAGTTACGGCCATTTCCTCGCCCAGCTCCACCGGAGCATTGCACTCCTCAAGGGCCTGCATCCCGCGCTGATTCTTCCCCCAATAAATCGGCATGGCGGGATCGCGAAGGATGTCGTCGATGAGCTTTTCGACGGGGATGGCCCGTGAGCTGGCCGCGTTGCGCGAGAATACTCGGTGCGTCATCAGCTCGGCATGAATCCAGCGCGGATAACGCAACAACAGCGTCGTGAGAATTTTATCCGGCCGTGCGGCGTTGCGCGACCGAAGAACCGTGGTGGCCGAGATCGTGGTCAAATCAGTTCCTCCTCTTCAATCCCGAGCAATTCGACGATCCGCTCGTATTCCTTTTCCGAGATGAACAGTCCCACGAGCCCCTTCTCACCTTTCCAGTTCACGTGAACCTCAGCATTCTCGAAAATGGAGCGCAGCTCCTTTTTCAGATTGGGGCGCTTTTCCTTGGGCTCGGCCACGGGCTCCGTTTCGTCAGCGTCGGCGTCATCCTCCACGTCGTCATCCTGGGGCTCGGCCTTCTTGTCCTCGCCAGCGGCCTCCTTGACGTGCTTTTTCGTCGCCCGTGTCTTGCCCTTCTCGATCGCCAGGGCGACCGCTGCTTTCAGCAACTCGGCAGCCCGGTCGCCGTACTCCTTGACGGTCTCGATCGCGAGCGTTGCCGAGATGAGCCCGGCACGCACGAGCGCGATGATCTCTTTCGGCGCTTCGATGAGCGTGATGAGATGCCCGACATAGACGCGGGTCACACCGGCCTTACGGGCGATGTCTGAATCGGACCAGCCAAGATCGACAAGCCGCTTGAACACGGTCGCCATCTCAAGTGGTGACAGGGGCTTGCCGGAGTTACGGAGGATCTGCCCGAATATGCGATCGGCCTCGCTCGCGTCCTTATCGCCCATCCGCACCGGCAAGAGCATGTCGGCCGACGCGCCATATTCCGAGATGGCCTTTTGCGCGGCGAAATAGCGACAGTGCCCATCCTCGATGTAGAGCTTGCCGTCCTCCATGTAGACCGTGAGCGGCTGCTTTACGCCTTCCTCGGCGATCGACTTGGCGAGCATGTCGATGTGCTCGACGTTCTCGGGATCATCGAGAATCCGGCTATTCCAGCCGTCTTTCACGCACAGGTCGTTGATGCTGACCCGATAGAGGTCGCTCCGACCCTTCGCAATTTCCTTGATTGAAGCCATTGTGTTCTCCCGTTTACGCAAAACAGTCAGCGGACTGACCAAACAATCATGACAACGGCGAAACAAGCTGCGATGAAAGTGGCTGTTTCATAAGCGTCCATTTTCATCCTCACTCGTCACCCGACGGTCGCGATAATGACTCGCTTACTGTGACTTGTCAATGAATACGTGACACATCGGCCTCAAATTTCTCTGCCATCGTCACGGCTTCCTCCGGCGTCTCGGCGGCATCCAAAACGACATGATCCTCAAGGTGGATGCCAACAACCCAAAAGTCCCCGTCAAAATTCAATTCCGCGGAATCTCCCTCGGAATTGCTTATGACGATCATGTACTCGGTATTCTGGATGCGCCGCATCCAGGCGCTTCCGTTTTCGTCGGAATAGCGTGTGAAACCGTATTGCCTGAATGTCTCCGCGCCGCATTGGAGATGACACGGGCAGTCTTCGCCCTGATCCGCATAGACCGTTACTGCCCGCTGCTTCGCAAAACGCAGGGCGTATGGGAACTCGACGTGCTCGGCCCAATCGCATTTCCCGGCTACGCGGGCTTTCTCATCGTCTCGGTTGTAGACCTCAACGACGGGGACGAACCACCGGCAAGTTCCGCATCGCTTCATTGACGCCTCCGAAAGTGACTTTCGCACACCATATTAGCGTGCGAAGGCTCGTCTAAAGTGACAGATCAGTAAGCCTTGCCGCCTGCTTTGAGCCGGTTTTCGGGCTTGTGATCGGGTCGGTTTGCGTTATAGGTCACCTTGTCGGCGAAGACATCGCCTGCGGGATGCTCCTCGTTGTCGCTTCCGAGGAGATCGAGAATCCGGATCATGGCGTCACATAACTCAACGCGGAAGGCAGGACGATGCGGCAGCTTATCGTCAACGGCCGACTTTCGGTGACCCTCCATCGCACGGCTGATGGACGCGTGCAGCTCAAGAAGCGCCTTTTGCTCGAAACCGACCGATTTCCAGGCGGCATCAACCGCTTCCTCAATGTTGTAAAGGGTGAACGCGTCCCATTTCTTCGCCTCAGCCGCCTCGCTGATCTCGGAATGGATGAGGCACAACAGCTCTCCGACGTTGCGTTTGCCGTGTAGATCCTCACCTGTCTTGAGATCGGTCCACCATCCGGCGAGGACGTTGCGTTGATGGATTTCCTTGGCGAGCCGATTGACGGCCTCCCTCATCCATTCGATGTCACTGTTAGGCTCGGGATCACCGGCTTTGCCAATGAAGCGCATCGAGCGATGCCAGTCGCTCGCCGGTCGGCTGTAAATGTGGCCGTTGACGACGTTGCGGTAAACGACCGTCGTGGGAAAATTCTGGTTATCGCTACTCGCGTTTGTAATGAGCATCACGCGATAAATGTTGCCGTCACGGTGCTCCCAAAGAGAGCCGATTTCCGGCAGATCAACAGGCTCACTCACTTCAACGATCTCCTCACTTTAACCGACTTTACTCTACACCGGATTCATCTGTCACTTCCTCAACGAGGAGGACGTTTTTGGCACCCACCATCTCAAGGTAATGGGCGTAATCCTTGTAGCCCGCATCCCGAGCAAGGGCGTTCAACGCATCTTCTTTGGTCTCGCCCTCATAGACGCCGAGGAAAACACCGGAGACTTGATTGCTGATATAGAACTTTTTCATCACACCCTCCACCTTTCAACTGACGAAGCGAGAATATTCGTTATCGTGCGGATCATCACTCTTGTACTGACCGTACTTCATCAGATCAGCGTCGCCTTCTCGATAGCCCTTTCCACCTGCCTCCGGTGTTCCTTAGCAATCGCGACCATACGCTCTATGATTTCATCCGAAGGCTGATATTCTTCCTTTACCCAGCGGTGAATTTGGCGGGTGTTGAGACCGAGGGCGCGTGCCGTGGCATTCTGCCATCGAGGCCCGAACACAGCTTCGGCAAGGAGAATGAGGCGTTCCCTGTTAGTCATCGGAGTAGATCGTTTGGCAGCACAACAGCAGGTCCAACAATGTTGCGGAAGGCTATCAGAGTTGCCTTCTGATTTAAGGGCCGACCCTTGAGCAAACCCTCTTCATCCACAACCATGATGTGCCCTGGCAGTGTAGGTGTTGGAACAAGTTCTATGAACCCGCCGACCGCTTGTTGCAGCTCCTCCAACGAAGGTTCGGAACCAACGAACTCAAAATCCTGAACACGACCATCCTCAAGGATTATAGCGCACACTCGACGTGTCATAACGTGGTAAGGCGTTCTCCTTGTTGCGTTGCGTCTATTATACATAGACTACCAAGATGATTCAAGTTATGTGTAAAGTGACTTTCAGCGGGTGTACTCCTCGCGCTTGACAGGCGTGACGTGAACAAACTTCTTGCGGTCCGGCATACGGTTGTCGAGGATCGACTGAACAACTTCGCGATCCGTCGTGACAACGTATACGCGAAGCGTTCCTTCCTTCTCACCCTTGCGCTCTCTGACTTCCAAGCATGAGACAGAGAAGCTGATAACGTCGTGGCGATCTCCCTTAAGGGGCTTGACATTGATGACCTTACCGCAAATCCAGCCGCGCTGGGCAAGCACGGTAGCAACCAGATCGTATCGCGGATCGTAGGTCTCTTTCACATTCTTGTCCGCGACCTCCAATTTCATTGGCTTCGGGGAAGCAACTCCCTCACGAACGTGCTTTGCCTCAATCGCGTGAAAGGCTACCGCAGCTCCCAAGCCAATAATGATTGCAGCGGGGATCAAGAATCTCATCATGCCAGACCTCCTTTCAGGGACGCCTAATAGTGTGAAGCGGTTAATCGAAATTTACTCTTGCCCCTCAAGCCTCTGAGCGCAGCTCGATCGAGACGTTCGATTTGACTACACACTATGACTTTCTTTTTCATGGCTACGCACATACATTCCTTTTCCAAAAGCCTCAGCGTCGGAGCGATAAACGGCACGAGACCATTCAATGTATCGCTCCGGCATTTCTGCGTTGATTGCCGGTCGTGTATCGAGTAGAGCCCGAAGCCGAATGTATTCGGTTTCGAGCCAACCCATCCGATCCGGTGGATTGAAAAATCGGACCTTGACGCCAGCCTCGCTCAACATGTCGCTCGCTGCCGTTATCTCCTCGGCGAGCGCCATGAACTTTCCAGGCCCGTAGACGATTTCAACGATTCCCGCCTGGATGATCGTGCGGGTACATGCTGCGCACGGGTGATGCGTCACGTACAGCGTGCAACCCTCTGTACGGATTCCCTGGCGTGCAGCGAAGGCGATGACGTTCGCCTCTGCGTGACTGGCAAAAAGGTATTTTTGCGGCCGCTCGAAACGCTTCGGTAAGTCATGCACTCCTATCGGAGGCCCGTTATAGCCGGTGAGACGAACCTCACCGGCAGGACCAACAAGGCACGCGCCGACTTTCGTGGTATCCTTCGACCGCGTTGCTGCGTGGCGCGCAAAACCCATGAAATACTCATCTTTACTCGGGCGATCGAACATCACGGTTTGCTCCGTGCTCATAGCATCCTCAAGTTAGACTCATTTTTCGTGGTGCGTCAATGTCAACGTGACGCTTTATCGAAACTATCCGCTCACACGATCGAGCCACATATCGAAATGCCTCGCGCAGTACACCTTAAAGGCGCTTTCATTCTCGAATGGCTTCTCCCCTTCGACGTAGATCACGCCGTTGTAGTCCTCCACCGCCCAAAACGTGCAGCAGTCGCCAAGCCCTTCAATCTTATCGAAACGGGAATTCGCCTCACCATCAACGCTGATCGGATGGATGTAATAAGCATCGTTGAAAAGCTGATTCCTCCTTGTTCGCACCGGGTTCACGTCCCAGGCCACGATCGGACGCCTGATTATCGTGATTTCACAACCAAGCTTGTTGTCTCCCTCCTTCACAATGGCCTCAATCATCTTGAAGCCTGGGTGTGCAGCGACGATGTGAGTGATGGAGTTGTTTGTTGCGCCATCATCCCCCAGCATTTTAGCAACTCCGCTCCAGAAAAATAAGCAACGGCTACGAGCACAACGATTCCCACCGTGAGCGCCAAAACAGTATTGGCCAGCTTATCTATTTTCGCGTTAGCCTCCTCCATTGCCACGTTGAGGTATTCCAGCTCCTCACCTAACCTTCTGATTGCATCCCTCAGATCGTCGTCGATTTTTTCAATGCCCCTCATTTTACGAGCTTGCGGTAATAGTTCCTGTTTGTGTTTTTGTACTTCTCGTAATTGTAGCGCATCGCCTTCCGTCGTCGCGTCTCGCTGAGAATGTATGACTCGACAAGTGTTCGTGGCTCCTCCAAGTCTTTCAGATACCAATGGGGGTCATGCTTCGGCTCTACTTCCTCCTTCATTTACTAGCCTCTCGTATGCACGCATCGCGTCGATTCCCATTTTGATGACGACGGCCGCTTGCGCCATTTGCTCACCCATTTGCCGATGCAGCGGATTGCTCTTGCACGCGTCCATCAGATCGTTGATGCGACTTACGATCGATTTCAGATCGACTTCAATCGCATCAAGAATTTCTTTCTTGGAGGTTTCGGCGGAGTCTTGCAATTTCACGGTCCTTTCTCTGAATAATCGCGCGGAGGCTTTCATTGTTGACTCTGAGGGCCGTCATCATGCGCCTCAGTTGCTCAGTATCTTCGGCGATGTGCTCGCCGATATTCACGCGAAACCGGATGCGCCGCTTAAAAGCCTGCCAGAAGGTATTGAGAGCCCATCCCAGCCAAACAGCGCTCCCGTACCATCCGATTTCCCAAAGCCATTCGATCATAGGAACAGCGCGCCAACGGTCAGAATGAAGAAACCGCTCAGTGAGCCGATGAATGTTGATCCAATGCTCAAATTATCGTAGTCGCGGCCAAGACAGTACATTTGCATCGCCCCGAGAACGATAATTCCGAAGGCAATAATGAAGTGCATCAACATCAGATCAGCTCCTCCTCATCCCGGAACGATTTGAAGACTGGCAGCAACGGGCGGCCTTGTGACCCGACGCGCTGATACTTGAATGTGACGAGTTTCCCTAACAGTGACTCTCGCTCACGCCAAAAACGCTTGCGCTGGGTGTCGGTAAATCCCGTGCCAAGCTCGAAATGCACACCCTTCCAATTCAATATCAGCGCCCCGAGCTTTCCGGTAGGAACAAGTCCAGCTTTGGCCTTCGACCGCTTGGCATAGCCGCGCTCGTCACGGGTTTGCTCGTTCGTGTTGGACATCTGCTCGACGAAGCCGACAATGCGCGCCTCATCGTCGTTGAAGGGCTTGATCCGCAGCAGGTAGCCCTCACGCACAGTCGAGCGGCCGAACTTGTATTTGCCATCAGGGCAACGCAGGATCACACCGTCGAGGCCCTTCTCCGTAAGGCCGCCATCTGAAAGGAACTTTTCATAGTCGGCCAGCTCGTCGAGGTCATGGACAACCGTGGACTCGACACGCTCGCCCGCTCGGATTTCCTCGTAACGCAGCTTGTAGGGCAAGTGTGGATTCTCGAAATGGTCGAAGCTGTGAAACACAAACTCGGGCTCACCGTCGCGGCTCTGTACCTTCGACTGGATTGTGCTCAGCTCGTCGGGCTTACCGTTTGTGTACGTGATGATTTCCCCGTCGTGATAGTGATACTTCGGATCACTGAGAATTTGCCGAATGTAGAGGTTCGGGATCGGCTTGAGGCTCCGGTTCAAGGCACCCTTACCCGGCACCACGACGCACCGGATGCCGTCGTGCTTCGGCTGAGCAATGAGCGGGAAGCTCAGTCGATCCCACTCGACGTTGACCGCGAGCATAGGCTTGAAATCAGACATCATCATAGCACAGGCTCGTACACGTGATTGTAGCAAGTGGGGCAGTATTGAGTTCCTGGTAGAACCGGGCGACCGCAGTATTTCCCAATGGGCTCCTCGGCGCGCCACAGTGGATGGTGACAATCCTTTGAAGTCAATTGCTCCAGTGTTTTACCGCCGTCCTCGGGAATGGGCGGGATGTACTCAATATTTTTCACAAACGGATCGACATTTCGCGTTTTGAGCTTCGGCGCGAAGGTGTGCCAAACCTTCGTGGATTTCTTTTTTTGCGGTGGTGTTGGCCCGTTCCTGAGTCTGATCCCTCGCCGGTTGCAGAAGCCGATAACCGCATTGCGCGAAACGGCACCGCCGAAATGAAGTGAGATGGCACGAGCGCTCTTACCGGCCTCGACCAGCTCCAGCAGCTCGTCGTAGTGATCCTCAAGGAAAAGGTTGCTGTTGGCATAGAGGGAGCGCCGAACGTAGTTCTGCTCCTTGAGGTAGCGGATGATTGTCGCCTTAGAGGCGACGTGGCTCATGATCTCGACGATCTTGTTCGGCGCGATTTTCTCGCGCATCATTCGCTGAATTTCTTCCTCGTAACCGTACAACGGATTCACCTTTAGCACGTCAACTTCCTTTCAGATCGCACCGTCTTGAGTGACACTAGAGCACGGTCGGCGGGGACTGTCAACTATGTTGTGACGAAAATCGCTCAACATTTGGAGTTGTCGCTCAAACGAATCCGCTCAGCAAAATTCATTTTCACCTGGACGGATTCGTTCGGCGAAATTCATTTCGCTTGATGCATAGTCGCTCAGCAAATGGCAAATCCGCTCAATGAAATTCGCTCAGCAAAATTTAATTTCGTAAAAGCAAATTCATTCGACGAGATTCATTTTGCGCGTCTGGATCACCGGGGTGCTCGGATGGGCGGGCGACCAGGGTTAAGGAAGGGTTGAAATCAATATGCTGCAATTGAGAATTAGTAACAGATCGCTAACCATAGATGTTAGTCATATAACTGACTGTGTAAGACGGATCGTCTCTTTGCGCCCATCGGTGTGCGAGCTGTTTGTCTCCGGCGTCGTAGGAACGAAAGCGAATGTAGGGTGTGGATTCGGCTCACTCGACGCTCAAATTATCGGCACGTTGCCTGCGGGTGTTCGACGGCGGTCGCAGGTGAACGGGCCTCACCCATGCGTGCTGTCGCCCACCTGCGACCGTTGAAAGTTAGTTTCAACCTGTGGGGCTGCGTGTCGGTGATCGGAGCCTGGGCAACTCGATGTTCGATGTCGGCTCCGGTGACTGTTCGTGCGCCCGCAGCTCGCCCTCACTGCCCGCGCCACCGGCCGCCGCACACCCGCGAATGCCCACACCCTCGCTCACGCGCGCAAGGGCAGACTCTATTCTGGAGTTCCAAGGTAAGCCCACGCCAGATTCTATTCTGGAGCTTCAAGGTAAGCCCGCTCAGGAGCGCGAGCCCGAGCCCACAGTCGGCGGCAGGCGCGCAGACTCTATTCTGGAGTTCCAAGGTAAGCCCAAGCCAGACTCTATTTTGAAGCTCCAAGGTAAGCCCCATCACTCTCGCGCGAGCGGTCGAGCGGCCGATGGCCAGACTCTATTCTGGAGTTCCAAGGTAAGCCCAAGCCAGACTCTATTTTGAAGCTCCAAGGTAAGCTCTCGGGCGAGCGCGGTAGGGCTATATTGCTATCGGACGGGCGAGAATTCGGGAGGGTTGTAGAAACAACTCAAAATAGTTCTGCCTCGACGCGGCTGCCGTTCTGCCGCCTCGACGATCAGCCGCCTCGACGATCAGCCGCCTCGACGATCAGCCGCCTCGACGATCAGCCGCCTCGACGATCAGCCGCCTCGACGATCAGCCGCCTCGACGATCAGCCGCCTCGACGATCAGCCGCCTCGACGATC